CAAAGGTTCGATGGAGTTTGACAATGGATCTCGTATAGTAGCGCAAGCTACGACAGAAAACACTGGACGTGGTATGGCAATAACATTATTATACTTAGACGAATTTGCATTCGTACGCCCTACTATAGCGAAAGAGTTCTGGACTTCGATCTCTCCTACACTATCAACAGGTGGTGGCGCAATTATAACAAGTACACCTAACAGTGATGAAGATCAATTTGCATTACTGTGGAAAGGTGCTAACAAAACAGAGGATGAGTTCGGCAATACACGCACAGATGGACTAGGTGAAAATGGATTTCATGCCTACGAGGCAGATTGGAAGCGTCATCCAGATCGTGATCAACAATGGGCTGATGATGAGTTAGGTCGTATAGGTGAAGAACGTTTCAGACGTGAGCATTTAAATGAATTCTTGATATACGACGAAACACTTATCAACGCAACAACACTAATCGATATGGAAGGTAAAGAACCTATACGTAAGAGCGGGCAAGTACGTTGGTACGCAGAGCCAAAGCCTGGAATGATTTATACAGTAGCACTCGACCCCAGCCTAGGCACCGGCGGCGATCCAGCGGCTATACAAGTATTTGAAGCCAACACCACAAAACAAATAGCAGAGTGGAAACACAACAAATCTGATGTACCTACACAAATACGTATCTTTGTAGATATAATTAAGTACATAAGCGAACGCTGTCAAGACCAAAATAGTGTGTACTACAGTGTAGAAAACAACACACTAGGTGAAGCTGCATTAATAAGCATAGACGAGTACGGCGAACATAACATACCAGGTGTATTTTTAAGTGAGCCTAAGGTGTCAGGTAGTGAACGTAGATACAGAAAAGGATTCAACACAAGTAATAAGAAAAAATTAGCGGCGTGTGCTAAGTTAAAACTGTACGTAGAATCAGGACGCATGGAAGTAAACAGCAAAAGCTTAATATCAGAGTTCAAACACTTTGTTGCACTTGGTGTAGGCTTTGCAGCAAAACCAGGTGAACACGACGATTTAGTTATGGCTACATTAGTGTCAGTGCGTATGATGCAGCTACTTAAAGAGTACCACACTGAGCTTGTAGGCCAAATGCACGACTACGCAGACGACTATATCGAGCCAATGCCTTTCATAGTATCATTCTAAATTTAAGCTAAATAACATTATGGATAATGCAGCAGAGAAACTATACAATATACTTGGTACTAAGTTTGACAACACCGACATTAAAACACTAACATCAACTGGTAAAGAAACAAGAGAGATGGAAGAAATCAAAATGTTTAGTTTTGATTTTTTAATGGATGGCAAGAATTACGGTCCAGTAGTTATTTTAATAAGCGCAGAAGATAATTTAGAAGTATACTACGGTGACAACACTAGTAGATCACTTGAGCGCAATGCTAAGAAAAAGTGGGAAAACCTTATCGAGCACTTAAGCACATTTGCTCGTGGCAATAGACTCGGTTTCAGCTTAAAGCATACAACAGATTTAAAGTACGACTTATCAAATATTGCTGACATTACAGAAAGCTTCAAGAACATATTCGAAAGCTATTACGGCACTTCCAAAACAAGTTACAACAAACAAGGCAAAGCTAAAATTATTATTAAGCACAGCAGAAAGCTGGGCGAAGAAGAAAAACGTTTCCGCAACATTAGCCAATTGTTTATTGAGAACGCAGACGGTGAACGTTTTAAACTTCCATTTAAGAAGTTAGCAGGAGCAAGAGCTATGGCTCGTCACGTACAAGAAGGTGGCAACCCATATGATTTATTCGGTGTACACATTTGTGAAATGGTTAAAGACATTAACACATTAGGTGGGTTCGTAAGACGTAGCAAAATGTTCGAAGCAGACGAAGAAACAAGTGGACTAGTAGAAACTGGTCGCACACATTATGCATCATTGCGTAAAGGATTAAAACAGATTGCAGGCAAACGCGGATACCACACTTTTAAAGAAAGTTGGAAGCCAGAAGAAATTACAGCACTTGACGAAGATACAGATGCTATCCGTAGTAAGTTCTTAGACCGAAAAATTAATTCAAAAATAGAAGAAGCAATTCCACTATTAGCACGTTTACAAAAAATGGCAGAAGCTAGAGATAGAATTCCAGTTGATCCAAGATGGAGCAGCGATGAAGAACTTCAGACTCATAAAGACGCTTACAAAAAGCATTACACTGATAGAGATGCAAGCAAAGATGCAATCATTGCCGCGTACCGCAATGGCGAAGTGGAATACGAAGAAGCCGAACAAAGACTTCATGTTACAATCGATGAACCAGGAAACTTAGAAATGGCAATCCGTGAGCTTGAAATGACAGCAGACGAAATTGGCGACATAGATGATTACAGTGATGCATTTGAATCTTGGGCTAATGAAATAGTAGAAGGGTCAGCAGAAGAAGATGAATGGACAAGTGCAATGGGGCACGACCAAGACGATCCAGACGAAATGATAGGCGAGCCAGATGAGTTAGAAGAACGTCAAGGTCAAGGCATAGGAACTAAAATGGCTACTATGGATATCGACGACATAGACGAATTTGACCAGCGGGAAAGCAATCTTGTAGAAGGTCCGACGTCGCCTATAGACGAATTAACAGCATTCTTCCAGAAAGAACAACCAGTTGGCCTCGACGCGATGAACGTAAGAAGTCAATTAGAAAATGCTATAGATGATGAAAGTTTATATGATGAATTAAGTGACTTAGCAATGCGTGACAGTGAAGCAGATGCACGTGACGTAGTTAGAGATTGGATTAGTAATAACAAAATGGACTTAGCACATAAACTAAACTTACACGGCGAATACGATAACCCAGCAGCAAGGGACTTTCCACGTGAATCGGTCTCAGACAGCGAAGTTAGATATATGCCAGGACGCGGACGGAACAGTCCTGTGCGTTCAGCTACAGCAACTCCTATGTCACCAGAAGAAAAGAAAAAACAACAAGAAGAATGGGCTGCAAAAGGCCGCGCCAAGACTAGAGCAGCTGGCGGAAAAACTGAATTTGATTTAGCAATGGAAGAAGGATTAGAAACAGAATTAGACGCAGACAATGAAGCACAACTTAATGCCAGCGTTAATAAAGAAGTTGAAAAGCACGTTAACGAAGATGCAGAGACTGACAAGAGCGAATGTAAATGGTGCGGTAACTTGTTTACACCTGACGCAATAGCTGATCACGAAGATACATGCGACTACATCATTCCAAAGGACTTAACTAAGAAAGATGTAACAGAATCAGAACAATATAAACAGACGGGAGATAACATGAACAAATTATTCACAGAGTACGTAGCGGAAGCAGATGAAGCAGAATCTAAGAAGCCGTGGGAAAAAGAAGAAGCGGTAACTGAAGAAGATGAAGTCACTGAAGATGCTGTAGACGAAGGTTGTGACAAGGACGAAGAGTTAGATGAAGATACCGTCGAAGTACAAGAAGCACATGACGGCCCAATCGTTACAATGGAAAGCGATGACCTTGGTGCATTGATGCAACGAACAAACCATTTACTTAAAAAATAAAAACTTTCCTCTAGAAGTTATTAAAACGGCGAAAGCCGTTTTATTTTGGCTTCAAAATCAGTAGACAGATCGCTTACTATGTTATATAATATGCGCATAATAAAAATTAAAGATTTAACCAAATACAACAATCGAAAATTTTTACAAATACGCGCAGTTAGATAAATAACTGTATGCTACACAATCCGCGAAGGAACGGTAGTATTAGGGAAAATAAAGGCATAACATAGGGAGAAACAAAATTATGGCATCTTTAGCAGACATCCGTGCTCGATTAGCAGCACAAGACAACAAATCAAACAACAGAACAAACGACGGCGAAGGCCCAGTATACGCACATTGGAATATCAATGAAGGCGACACCGCGATTGTACGTTTTTTAGAAGACGGCAACACTGACAATCCTTACTTTTGGGTTGAACGCGCAATGTTCAAATTTCCATTCAACGGTATTGTAGGTGATCCTACAGCAGGTACTAACATTATTGTACAAGTTCCATGTATGGAAATGTATGGTGAAAAGGATACTATCTTAGACGAAGTACGTACTTGGTTCAAAGATACCGCAATGGAAGACATGGGTCGTAAGTACTGGAAGAAACGTTCTTACTTATTCCAAGGTTTCGTTCATAGCGATCCAATGAATGGTGACACACCAGAAAATCCAATCCGTCGTTTTATGATTAGTCCACAAATCTTTACTCTTATTAAGAACAGCTTAATGGATCCAGAGATTGAAAACTTACCAACAGACGCAACAGGTGGTTTAGACTTCCGCATCAACAAGCAAATGAAAGGTGGCTTCGGCGACTACACTGCTTCAAGTTGGGCGCGTAAAGAAACAGCACTTACTGATGACGAAGTAGCAGCTATGGAAACACATGGCTTAAGCAACTTAGCAGACTTCTTACCAACTAAACCTACTGAAGAAATTCAAAAGGTTATTCAAGAAATGTTTGAAGCATCAGTTAACGGCGAACCATACGATCCAGCTAAATGGTCTTCTTACTACACTCCAAAAGGTATGGCTAAGACAGGCGGCGATAATAAGCCAGCAGCTACAACAGCACCAACTACAACAGCGGCACCAGTTGCTACAGAAACTAAAGCAGAAACTGTAGTCACACCAGCAGTTGAAACAGTAGTTGCAGCACCTGTGGAAACAGTAGTTGAAGTTGCAGCACCGGTTGAAGCAGTTGTTGAAGAAGCAACAGCGCCAGCAGCAACAGATAAAGCGCAAGATATTCTTGCAATGATTCGTTCACGCCAATCGTAAGCCAGATTATGCGGGTGTAACAGCCCGCATCATTTCCAACGGAGTATAATTATGAGTACGAAACCATTTGACGTTTCAAAATTTAGAAAAGAAATCACAAAGAACATTGACGGTATGTCAGTGGGCTTCCATGATCCAACAGATTGGATCAGCACAGGTAACTATGCACTTAACTACTTAATCAGTAACGACTTTAACAAAGGTATCCCACTTGGCAAGGTAACAGTATTTGCAGGTGAGTCCGGCGCAGGTAAAAGTTATATTGCATCTGGTAACATTGTTAAACATGCACAAGAGCAAGGTATCTATGTAGTACTAATAGATAGCGAGAACGCACTTGATGAAACATGGTTACATGCACTAGGCGTAGACACAGACGAAAGCAAATTGCTTAAGTTAAGTATGTCAATGATTGATGACGTAGCTAAAACTATTAGTACATTTATGAAAGACTACAAGCAAATGAACGAAGATGATCGCCCGAAGGTTCTTTTCGTAGTAGATAGTTTAGGTATGTTGCTAACACCAACAGACGTTAAACAGTTTGAAGCTGGTGATATGAAAGGTGACTTAGGTCGTAAGCCTAAAGCATTAACAGCACTAGTTCGTAACACTGTTAACATGTTCGGCGCATATAACGTAGGCATGGTAGCAACAAACCATACATACGAATCACAAGATATGTTCAACCCTGATGAAATCATTAGTGGCGGACGTGGCTTTATCTTTGCATCATCCATTGTGGTAGCAATGAAGAAGATGAAACTTAAAGAAGATGAAGACGGTAATAAAGTATCACAAGTAAATGGTATTAGAGCAGGCTGTAAGATTATGAAAACACGCTATGCAAAACCATTTGAAAACATCCAAGTTAAGATTCCTTATAAGACAGGTATGTCACCTTACAGTGGCTTATTTGATATGGCAGAAGCTAAAGGCTTGTTAGAAAAGTCCGGCAACAGTTATATCTACACACTGAAAGATGGCACAGAGCTTAAAGCTTTCCGTAAGAAGTGGGAAGCTAACATGAAAGATGTTGATAAGTCAACTGGCGAAGAAGCAGAGTTCGGATTAATGGATAAGTTAATGGCTGACATGTCAATGGTTGATGAGCTTAACGATTCGTTAGAAATTGAAGCGTTAGAAGCACTTGACATTGATGAAGTAATGGATATTGCAGACGAAATAGTCGACACAGAAGTTTAAGGAGAAATAGCTTGGACGTAGAAACACATTTACAAGTATGGAAAGAACTTAAGCCACATTTAATTGGTGGTGACGTTGAAGCCGCGGCAGAAGACTTCTTGCGTGTACTCATTGAGCACGGAGCCGACGCAGATGAGATTGCTACGTATGCATTGGATGATGCATTGAAATTAGCTATTCAAGAGTACGTAGAAATCGACGAAGATGAGTTTGAAGGCGAGCAAGACCAAGACGAGTACGAGTACGACTAATGGTCCGCTATAATCAAGTAGTTGCTAACCTTGCTTTAATTCCTAACTTCATTACATACTATGAAACAGAATTAAAGCAAGCCCGCGGCGACTGTATTGTAAGCGGGAGTGTTGAAAATATGCTTAAGGAATTACCTGGCATAACAGAACACAGATTCAACCAGTTACAAGAAATCGAAGCGTTACTAAACTACTTGAATATAACTCATAGGCAAGTACGTAAGAAGCACTACAAGAAGTACTTAGAAGGATATGCAAAAGCATTATCTAGTAGAGATGCACAAATTTATAGCGAAGCAGAAGATGAAGTAATTAATTCAGAAGTGCTAGTTAACGAAATTGCATTACTACGCAACAAGTACTTAGGCATAATGAAGGCACTTGAATCTAAGAACTTTCAGTTAGGCCATATTGCTCGCTTACGCGCAGCAGGATTAGAGGATATATCAGTTTAATGTTACAAAACCCAATAACATTTAGTTCGGAAACAGAAAGTCATAACCACTCATTGCAAACATTGCAACTCCTTGAAGGATACACAGACTTTATGTGGAGTGTTGATAGTATATGTGATATAGGGTGTGGCAGTGGTAGCGATTTAGAATGGTGGGCAACACGTACAATAGAAGATGATAACAAAAAAGCAGTGCCACTTGATATTAAATGTGTTGGGATTGACACTCGCGATTCACTATCGGCAGCTAAACACTTTCCGAACATTGTTTACGAGAAACGAGACTTTGAATTAGCTCCGACTATTAAAGAACAGTTTGATGTACTATGGTGTCACAATGCATTTCAATATGCAATTAACCCAATGCAAACACTTAAACAGTTTTATGATATGTTAACACCAGGCGGCATGCTTGCAATCGTAGTACCGCAAACTACAAACGTAGTTTATCATAAACAAGAGTACGATCAATTAGATTCACAGTACTTTAATCATACACTAGTGAGCTTAATACACATGCTTGCAGTAAACGGATTTGATTGTAAGAATGGCTTCTTTAAGAAGAATCCAGATGATCCGTGGTTACATGCAATAGTATACAAAAGCGAACACAAGCCAATGGATCCACGTACAACACGTTGGATCGAGCTAAAAGAGAAGGGGTTGTTACCGTACACCGCTGAAGACAGTATTAATAAATGCGGTTACGTAAGACAACAAGACTTAGTCTTACAATGGATTAACAAGAGTAACATAAGTTATAAAAAATGAGCAGAGACATTACAGTAATAAGCGGTGGATTCGACCCGATACATAGCGGCCATATAGAATTATTAAAAAGTGCTAATACTTTTGTTGATTTTGTTGGACTAAACTCAGATGAATGGCTAACACGTAAAAAAGGAAATTACTTTATGACGTGGGAAGAACGTGCTACTGTATTAAGACATTTTGGATTCACTGGCGCAATTATCCCTTTCAACGACAGTGATGATTCTGCGTGTGATTTAATCAATCAAGTTAAAGAGAAACGCCCAGACGACATAATACACTTTCACAATGGTGGCGACAGGAATGAAGGCAACATACTAGAAGCTTTACGCTTTGCTAACGATCCGCAAGTTGTGTTTCATTATGGCACTGGCGGAACAGTAAAACAAAATTCATCGTCTGACATATTACAGCGTTGGATAGATGTAAACAAACAAACAACAGAACGAGCCTGGGGCGAATACAATGTACTAGCAGAGTACACAGAATCAAAGGTTAAGACTCTAACAGTGCATCCGGGCAAATCGCTCAGTATGCAGTACCACCATCACCGCAGCGAACACTGGTTTGTAGTGGCAGGCGAAGCCAGTGTAACAATCACTGAACAATTAACATCATGCAAAGGCACAAAAACAACGAATACATCTCTACGTAAACACGAGCTATATACTATCCCAGCGGGACAATGGCACAAATTAAGTAACAACACAGACGAAGAGCTAGTTATAGTAGAAATACAGTACGGCGACAAATGCGAAGAATCAGATATTGTCCGTAAGAGTAGATAAATAAAGTTAAATATATTTAGGAGAACAAAAACATGGGTACACGTACAGTACAAATTTTAGGTAAAGCATATTCAGAAACAGGCGATGTTTCGATTGTGTGCAACTTTAACGGTGTGGAAGTACATAACGGTGTAGTTCCGACTGTAGTCGGCGTGACACCAGACCAAAACACCACCCGGGTAGTATTATTTTCGTTTGAAGTTGATGATACATTATACGGAGCAACAATACCAAGCTCGTTTGTTGTTACTGGCGGCACGGTATTTATTGCCGGTGTTCAAGCAAATAAAAATCACATAGACGACCTGTCAGTTTTCGACACTGGGACAAACTCACTTGAACCTGGAACAAAAACAAACATTACCGTTGATGGCGTATTAATTGATGCAGTTCAGCCGCTAGAGGGTTGGCACTATGAAATCGAAGACGGTTCAACATTAGTGATTGATTGGGTAATCCCAATAATACCAGTAACACTACCAGGGCAACCAGGCAATGTTAAAAACGCTATAGCTGGTGTCACTTATCAAATTATTGCACCGGGTTCAACAGACTTCACTGTAGTTGGCTCCGCGGATAGCAACCCAGGTACAACATTTACAGCAACAGGCCCGGGAACAGGGTCAGGCACAGTAATTGCGGTATAATTACTGCTAGATCTACTGAAATACCTGCATTTTGCGGGTATTTTTTTGACTTATTTTCCTGTTTCTATATAAATCAATGACTTAGCTCGGTATTTAATTAAAAAAAAGGTCGACCTTTTGGCCTGCATGTCATATAATTACTTTAACAGTTAGGAAATAGGTACTACTTAAAAGCTTTAAAAGAAACACAAAATAAAGGTAGACCAAATTAGCACCAACTGTTATAATAGCTACATACTAATTATTAATTACATAACGAATCAGGAGTTCATTATGCAAGTAACAATTTTAAACGGTTCATATCGCAATACAGAAGTTCACAACCAAACATTTGAATTAGTTTCAGCAGCCAAAGAAGGTCGTAAAGGCTGGACTGTAACTGTTCGTCCAAACGAAGAAATCAATCATCCAGGTGCTGACAAGTTACGTATTAATGTAACATGCGCAGAAGATGTAGTTTATCCAGAAGGCTTTGCTCCATTAAACGAAGTAGCGGCAGCGGTTAAGAAAGTTGTTGCTCCATTTGTTGAAGAAACAGATGAGCAAGTAATGGCACGTATAAGCGATCGCTTTGAAATCTTAGAAGAAATGACAGCAGCATCAATTGAAGGTAACGTGCGCGGTATGATCGTTGTAGGACCTCCAGGTGTTGGCAAATCATATGGTGTGTTGAAGCAGCTTGAAAAAGCTTCATTGTTTGATAACATCAAAGGTGATGCACAGGCATACGAAGTTGTTAAAGGCGCAATGACCCCAATTGGTCTTTACATGTGTTTATACAATAATTCAAAAGCTAATCAAGTACTTGTATTTGATGATTGTGATTCAATTTTAATGGATGACTTGTCTCTTAACTTACTTAAGGCAGCACTTGATTCAGGTAAGAAGCGTAAGATTTGTTGGAACAGTGAATCATCAGCATTAAAGAACGAAGGCATTCCGAATGATTTTGAGTACAAAGGTTCAGCAATCTTTATCACTAACTTACAGTTTGATAACATCAAATCTAAGAAGTTACAGGACCATTTAGGTGCATTGCAATCACGTTGTCATTACTTAGATCTTACAATGAACACAATGCGTGATCGTGTATTACGTATTAAGCAAATTCACTCAACAGGTGAGTTGTTTAAGTCTTACAAATTCAAGTTTGATGAAGGCGATGACATTGTAGAATTTATGATCGAAAACCAAGATCGTTTACGTGAAATGTCGTTACGTATGGCATTGAAGATTGCGGATTTATTTAAGGTTAATCGTAACTGGAAGCGTTTAGCAGAAATGACAGTTATGAAGAACAGCTTTTAACATTTTTAAAGGAACTGGGTGTTTTGATTTACCATGTTTGAACTCCTGTAAAACACTCACTTACTTTAGCCCCGAAAGGGGTTTTTCTTTTGGAGACGCAGTATGAATGAAGTTTTAACAATATTTAAGATCAGGCACAAGTTCATGGACGAGTATAGTCGAGGGCGGGTTGAGAAACAGCGTAATGGCAATTATTCTGTGAACTGGAAACGTAATGGCAAAGAATGGGCTACTGAAAAAGCTTTGAAAAAGCACTTGTTGACTTGCATAGAGAAAGGTGTTGATATGAAAGGGTGGGAAATAATGGAATTTACCCAGCAACCTTCAAGGGCAATGAATGAATGGTTTGATTCTAAAATGACAATGGCAGTACTAAAACATGTCTAATTCAGATGATGAACAGATAGCAACATGGTTACTTTTGAAGTACGGCACGTTTGCATCAGCTTACGCAGACTACTTAGTTAACCCAATTAACTTTACTTTCAAGCAATATGCAGTTATAATTCAACAAGACTTTATACACAATCCGGATAACTTATGATACAAATAATAGCAGAAACAGGATTAGCACTACACAACAACAGAGACTTAATGATCCGACCGTTAATTAATAACGTGCGGTTCAATCGCTATGATCAAAAGTACATGGAGAGTTTATCCACGTACGGTGTCAATAACAAAGCACTAAGTGAAAAGCAAAATGCATTGTTTGAGAAGATGATACACAAGTACCGCAAGCAAATTAAGAAGCTTGGTGTAAGTTACAACGATATACTTGCACTTGAATGGAAGCTTCCGCTTATCACTAAAGAAGAACTGAACCAAAAAACTTATTTCAAGTTGATTGAAGATGGTAGTATGGAGATGTACTTCAACTTCAACAAGAAAATGATTGAAGAAGTGCGTACACTCATACACGATGATGCAGGCCGTTACTTAAAGAAGAACAACGATTTTAATAATGCTCCTAAGTACGACTTCAATTGGAATAACAGTGCTAAGATATGGCACGGTGACTTCAATGTACACTTGTTCCGAGACTTGTACTATTACTCCCGCAAGCACGACATACAAGTAGATAAAACAATTACAGACGTGTTTGATTACTTTGAAAAGACGTGCGGACACAAAGAATACTACGAACCACGCATTCGTGTATCGCATAAGCGTATGTACATTTGTGGCATTGCTGAAACTATGCTTCCGTTCTTAGAAGACATTGACATGACTGACTACAGCGTACAAAACGTTGAGAAGATAGTTAAGCTTGGTGTACTTGGGCCAAACGAACATGCAATTATTGATGAGTACGTAAGTGCAAAACCAAAAGCACAACACGACATTAAAGATGAACTTGATGTTAGCGTACTGATTGCGTACATAAAAGCAAGCAAGCGCAAGTTCGTATTGTATGCAAGACCGGATACTGTCTTCAATGATCCAAACTCAAACGAAACTACAAAGAAACTTACAAAAGAGTACAGTAAGCTAACAGCGTTACCAAACGTTGCATTGTATAATCCAGGCAATGAAGATCCTACCGAATACATTGACAGACTAGTAGAAAAAGGGTATAATACATTATTAACAACGCAGGCACTTGACAACTTACTTCGCAATCAGAAAGTAGTTGGCAAGTTCGGTTTACAAGCCGACAAAGTAGTACATATTTCATTAGCCGGTAAAACGTGACAACAGCAACTATATTAATAAAAGACGAAGTAAATTGTAAAATACAAAACTTAGATTTAACTACTAGACAAAAGCTAGTTAAACAATTCAAATACGAAGTACCACATGCCAGACATCTACCTGCGTTCAAATTAGGTAGATGGGATGGCAAGGTAGCTTTCTTTCAGCTTGGTGGTTCCACCTATATCAACATGCTTGACGAAATCATTCCTGTGCTTATTAGCGAAGGGTATGATATACAGCTTGACGACAGACGTACTTACAGTTCGATGTTTGATTTTAAGAAAATACATGTAAATAGTTTATCGCATATTATGTGGCCCAAGGGGCATAGGTTCGAGGGTGAGCCTATAATTTTAAATGATCATCAAGTAACATCTATTAATAATTACTTAGAAAATCCACAAAGCTTACAAGAGATTGCAACAGGTGCTGGTAAAACAATTATAACCGCAGCCCTGTCTATGTATGCTGAACCGTACGGTCGTAGTATAGTTATCGTCCCTAACAAATCGCTGGTAACACAAACAGAAGAAGACTACATCAACATGGGATTAGACGTTGGTGTGTTTTATGGCGGACGTAAAGAATGGACTTGTATGCATACAATATGTACATGGCAAAGTCTGAACAACTTATTTAAGAAGACAAAAGATGGCACAGCTGAGTTCACGTTTGAGGAACTTATAGAAGATGTTGTATGTGTTATTGTTGACGAAGTGCATAGTGCAAAAGCAGACGCGCTTAAAGCAATGCTAACAGGTCCTATGGCACATATACCCTTACGCTGGGGTCTTACAGGAACACTGCCTAAGGAGAACTTTGAGCTTAAGACAGTACTTGTAAGCATTGGTAATGTAGTAGGCAGGGTATCGGCTGCTGAGTTACAAAAGAAGGGCATACTAGCTAACTGTCATGTACACATTAAGCAGTTACAGGATAATAGAGACTTAGGTAACTATCAAAGCGAGCTTAAGTACTTGCTTAGTGACGGCGACAGACTAGACCACATAGCTGAAATGATACTGGGTTTCTCGCTGACGGGTAATACGCTAGTACTCGTTGATAGAGTGCAAGCAGCAGACGATATTGCATTAAGGATGGGCGACATTAATGTATCGGTTGTAACAGGTAAAGTAAAAGTAACAAAGCGTAAAGAAAAGTATGACGAAGTCGCAGACACTGACGATAAAATAATAATAGCAACGTACGGTGTCGCGGCTGTGGGATTGAATATACCACGTATATATAACTTAGTCTTAATAGAACCAGGCAAGTCATTTGTACGTGTTATACAAAGTATAGGCAGAAGTTTACGTGTAGCAAAGGATAAAGACTACGCAGACATTTACGATATAACAAGTAATTGCAAGTTTGCTAAACGTCACTTAACTAAGCGTAAACAATTTTACAGGGAAGCAGAATATCCCTTTAAGGTGGAGAAGATAAAATGGTAGATAAAAATTGGACCAAGTTGTTAGAAGATGCGTACTTAGAAAGTTCGGCGTGTGTTTCGACTCGCGGAGCACAGCTCGGCGTATCCTCTAGAGGCGCAGGCAAGATGCAGTCTAAGGAAGAAAGACTACGAGACTTACACCCAGGCTTACAAGACTTATGGGAACAATATCAGACTATGCTTAAGCTCGTTGACGATGGTGCTGAAGAAGCAAGTCTTGAGCAAGAGCGCAAGTATCAAATGGATATGATGAAAATGATAGCAGGCGTTTAATGGACTACAAAATACACAAAGTTGATCCGTACGAACGCCAACCTGATTATAAAACAGATTGTATGAATGGATCTCCTCACCCACTTGCCACTCCGACATTTATTTACACACGTATAACAATTGGGCACACTGATGTCGATAGTGGACAAGAATCATCAAGTGCGCATTACCATTGGCACAAAGGTGATAACTGGAGCCAAAGCGATGCAGATGTAATACGATCATTTATTGAACGTCCGGAAGTTGACTGGGCATTGAATAATTCACTCGATGGCTTGTACGTGAAAAAGGTAATGCGACCAGACAATTGGTCAACACATTACAAATTTGAAGCGTACTTGAAAGAAGAGCATATAACATTTTGGAAACTTAAATTTTAATTTGACAAACAACACAGGATATACTATAATAATACAATGCGAATACACACATTAGAAGACAACGGAAGTTTTGAACTGAACGCACTACCTGAAGAAGTAGATGATATGCGTTTCGCTATTTTGGATAATAGCGACCCCAGCGACCCAGACTTTAAATACATACCACTTATATTTTTAGAAAGCTTTACTAGCCCTGCGCTAGTACTTAAGATAGGCGATAAGAAAATTAAAATGCCGGTTGATTGGCAAATAGTAATTGGTGAAGATGAGATAGGTGATATTGAATCACTGCCACTTACATCAATTAACGATAGAGACTTTAAAGCATTTCAGTTTAATAGCTTATCTGGCTTCAGCCCATCCTTTGAACCAATAGAAATACTAGATGTGTACAGTGAAGTAAACTGGTACGCACCTAAGCTAAAGAACGGACAGTTCCTTGCAGTGCCACTAGACGATAGTAAAGAGCCACAATGTGTTTACTTTATTAAAGACATTTCACGTAACTGTGAAGTAATTGATTATAATAAGTTGTGGTAACATGGCAGCACCTCAAATACCCTTACACGAAATACTTGCAGCAATGGATCGTAAAGATAGAAACTATTACGATAACTTGCCTGAGCACTTAAAGAAAAAGTTCAGTGGCTTTTTGATGTTACAATGGGAAGCAACTATATCTGGCACTCCTGAAATGCAACATTACTACATAGCAAGTGTTAATCACTACGCTAATAAGAATATGTTTGACTTGTACCATCATCCTAAGTTACAATGGTTGATGCTTACAGCAGCGAGCCCAGGCGTTGGCAAACAAAAGCATAACTGGCTTAAACGTAAGCCTAAGCCTAAGAATGCAACCGCACCAATTAAAAAAGAACTTGCTGCAATATACCCTAATATGAAAGACGACGACTTAGAAACGTTAAGTAAAATTACAACTAAAAAAGACTTAAAACAATATGCAAGAGATCACGGAGAAAGCTGAGGTATTTACTTGTCAGTACTGCGACAAGGCCTTTAAAAGAGAGCGTACATTAATTGCACACGCTTGTGAGCAAAAGCGCCGCCACGAAGCACAAGGTGAGAAAGGTGTAGCACTAGGTCTTTATACGTACAACAAGTTCTACCAACATGCACAAGACAGAAACAAAACCAGGACGTTTGAAGACTTCAGAAAGAGCCCGTACTACATAGCATTTGTTAAGTTTGGTAACTACTGTATAAGAACTAAGTGCATTAAGATTGAACGCTTTATAGACTGGGTAGTACGCTCTAAGATCAAGTTAGACGCTTGGGCTACGGACAAGACATATACAGCGTTCCTTGAAGAAGCACTACGCTCAGAGAACGTTACAGACGCTCTGACACGGGCTATTGAGTACAGTATTGAATGGGCGGCTGATAGGGAAATGAAAGCAGAAGATGTGCTACGCTACGGCAGCGCAGGAGCAGCATGTCAAGCAATAGTATCAGGACACTTAAGTCCGTGGGTAATATACCACAGTGAAAGTGGACAGAACATGTTAGGCAACTTATCGGAAGAACAAATGGCAATGGTATGGAACGTTATAGATCCAGAGTTTTGGACTCCCCGATTTGAAGCTGGCTTTGTCGATACAGAGTATGTAAGTGAAATGCTTAAAGGAGCAGGTTGGTGAAATTAAAAGATCACTGGATTATACAAACCCTTAGTGAAAAGGCATACTGGAAGCAAGTAGCACCAGGCATTGCTGTCTATATTGTTGTAATGATTTTAATAACGGTGTATTCATATGTCAGCTGATATTGATATAGATTTTGCTAACCGCAATGATATACTAAATTTAATTAAGCATGTGCCAGCACGTAAATTGCATCAGGGTGTTCCTGAACGGCATAATAGCGGCGTGTACGTACAACCTATTCCTTACGATCCTATGCTTGATGCAAGTGCATTGCATTATAAAGATGCAGACAAACGTGGTTACTTTAAAATAGATTTCTTGAACGTAGCAGTATACCAACATATTAAAGATCAAAAGCATTACGATGAATTATTAGCAATGGATCCACCTTGGGAACGTTTAAAAGAACCTGAGTTCGTACAAGAGATAGCACATATTTCTAATTACGCTGATAAGATAGCACAGTGTATGCCGGATACTATTCCACGTATGGCTATGTTCTTAGCCGCGGTACGTCCATCTAAAAGGCATTTACTGGGCAGACCCTGGGATATAATGGGCAAGACTATTTGGGATAAAGTTGATGAAGAATATGCATTCAAACAAGCGCATGCCGTAGCCTACGCACATCTAGTAGTACTACATATGAATATAGTTAATCAACTTTCCTAACAAGCGTAAAAGACTTACGCTTTCGTTTCTTGTGTACGATTTCACTTAAGCTAGTACACGGTCCACTTAACACATCTAACGTCTTATTAGTAAACGTCTTTGTATACGGTTTAAACACGTCCCAGTCACCTTTAAGGAATATGTTAATAGGAATACTTCTGTTACTTTCCCACCACCATACCTCACCAAGTTCTAAGAATAGTTCTTTGTGTTCTAACGTCGGTAACATACCGAAGTCGTATAAGCTAGTAATAGTCGCGTCTCTGTTCTGTATAATACCGACGTGTTCTTCTTCCGCGTACCTACATACCGTCAGAAACGGATATTTTTCACTTAATTTTTTAAATAGTTCATTATTTTCCATAAATATATACCATGCAATCCACTAAAATATATTTATATCATCAACGACACCGCGTAGTATTATTGGATACTACAGGGGACTTTTTCAGCAGGAGATACCGTCAAGTGTACACAAAGAACTTAACAGCCCATAAGGGTACAGATAATCAAATTCTTATTGAGTTTGTGAACCAAGATCAGAAGCGTGTAGACGTTACTGACATGGTATTTACTTGTCGTTTAATATCGCACAACGGTGAAGAACTACTACTGGAAAAACCTTTAGAAATCGTTAACCCTCTTAGAGGACAGACCAAATTGGTACTTACAGAACAAGAGCTTGATACTATTACACAACAAACAGTTGGATTTAGTGTAGAGCAAGTAGCAACGGGCAAACCATATGAACCAGTCTTTGTTGACGACAACGCAGGAGCGCGTGGTAATATAGATATAGTGGATAGCATTATGCCAGCATTTACGGCAAGTGAAATTTTAACCATCCCAGATCCAGGAGTAAATACAACATACGTTTCAAGCGAACTGAATACAAACGATGTTGATTTACATACATTCCAATTTGAAATGGATCAGTTTAGTGGCACAGTAGTAACAGAAGGTGCAACAGACACAGACGGACAATGGTACACAATAGATACAAACATATACGCATTACGTGATTTAAATATGTTTAATGTAGAAGGTTATCACCCGTACATAAGATTCAACATAACAGAAACCGCAGGAACGATTACAACTATAACACATAGGTAATCAAATGATTAAAAATTTAGTAGCGTTCGGCTGTAGTTGGACGTATGGAAGTGAACTAGCAGATCCGCTCACGCAATCATATCCTGCATTAATAGCAGAGCACTTTGGTTGGGACGTAGAAGTTCAAGCAGAACCAAATGCCACGCTATCGCAAATGCTTGTAGCCTTTACTAGTTGGCTTACTAGCCACTCTCCTGAAGAAATCTCAGAAACTATGTTGCTTGTTGGCCTCACTGACGAACATCGCGGCGCACCAACAAGTGATGATAAATGGGCAGAAGCTAATTATGAAACATCTGTTAGGGCATTTGATCATTTTGCAACTCAATTTGATGCACACGTAATTCAGTTTAATGTCATAACACAAAATCATAAAATTAAATTACCTACTTTAATCGACTCATCGTCAGCACTTGAGATGCTAGTGATAAGAGATAAACCTCGCAAGGATCCACTCTTTGCAGAACACAAACACCCTAATGAAAAAGGTCAAATAATTATCTCAGAGTTCTTGATTAACAAGATAAATTCTGCTATAATTAATGAATGATCGATATATTACAATACCTACCTCCGCGTACTCGAAAGAGCCCGAGCGGCTGGTTCTCATTTAACGCTCCGTGTTGTGTCCATAATGGAGAAACACCCGATAAGAAGAAACGTGGCGGTTTCATATTTGACGGCGACGATTGGGCATATCACTGTTTCAACTGTAAGTACAAAGCACGTTTTAAAAACGGACAGCAACTAAGTCTAAAAGCACGTAACCTTTTAAAGTGGATTGGCGTAGACGCCGCGACCATTAATAAAATAAACTTAGACAGTTTAAAAAATAAAAAGATATACGATATTGCAAGCGACCGAACTAACGCAGCAAATGAAATAGTACAACGTAACATATTCTTTAAGAAGCAAACACTACCAACATCCGCACGTAAAATTATGTCGTGTGACAAGTGGGCTATAGAGTACTTAGAAGGACGCGGGCTTAATTACAGAGACTACGACTTTAAAATAACCCCGCAAGATAAAGGACGTAACCAACGCCGTATTATGATACCGTACAAGTACGGAACCGATGTAGTAGGATGGACAAGTCGTTACTTAGATACTAAAACACCTAAGTACAAGAATGAACACACTTCACCAGGATATGTATTTGGCTTAGATATGCAACACAACGATTGGGATTATTTAATTGTAATGGAAGGCATATTTGATGCTATAAGCATTAAAGGTGTCGGCTTGTTACATGGTGAGATAAGTGAGATGCAAGCTGCGATACTACGCAGGCAGGGCAAAGAGATTATAGTAGTTCCTGACATGGATAAGGCAGGATTAGCATTAGCTGAACAAGCCATTGAATTAGGATTTACAATAAGTATCCCAGAATGGGACGATAACATTAAGGATGTCAATGACGCTGTGAAAGCGTATGGCAAGCTTGGGACATTGTTAAGTATTTTAAATAACAAGACAACAAGTAAGATACGGGCTAAGATGTTAATTACTAGCCTACGGAAAAGGATAGCACACGTAGATGACAGAGTACACGTTTGAGATACAAAAACTATTTTTAGAAATGATGATAGCAGACGCACAGACTTTTGTGCGCGTACAGAATATATTTAATGTAGAAAACTTCCACCCGCAGTTACAACCAGCTGCGGACTTTATAGAAAAGCACAGTGAGAAGTACGGTACCTTACCGGAGTTAAGTCAGCTAGAAGCAATGACGGAAGTTAAGCTGGCACCACTGCCTGAAGAAATTAATGAAGGGCATTACGATTGGTTCTTAGAAGAGTTTGAAAGCTTTACTAAACGACAAGAACTTGAACGCGCAATACTTAGTGCAGCAGACATGTTAGAAGCTGGTGACTTTGAACCAGTTGAGAAAATTATTAAAGATGCTGTACAAATTAGTCTAACAAAAGACTTAGGTATAGATTACTTTGCAGACCCAAGAGAACGTTTGATGAATATTAAGAATAACAATGGACAAGCAAGCACGGGCTGGCCATGCATGGATGCAAAATTGTACGGCGGATTCAACAGAGGCGAATTGCAAATATTCGCAGGTGGCTCTGGTTCAGGCAAATCATTGTTCATGCAGAACTTAGCAGTTAACTGGGTTGAGCAAGGACTTAACGGTGTGTTCATTACACTAGAATTAAGTGAAGACTTATGTGCTATGCGTTTAGATAGCATGATGACAGGCACTGCAAGTAAATCAATATTTAAGAGTATTGATGACGTTGAAATGAAAGTTAGGATCAAAGCTAAGAAGTCCGGCGACTTACAGATTAAATATTTCCCAGCACAGAGTAACATTAACGACATACGTTCGTATGTTAAAGAACTGCAAATTAAAACCGGCAAGCGTATTGACTTCATGTGCATTGATTACTTAGATCTATTAATGCCAGTAAGTGCTAAAGTAAGTCCAAGTGATTTGTTTGTTAAGGACAAGTACGTATCAGAAGAAATACGTAACTTAGGTAAAGAGCTTGATGTACTAATGGTTACAGCATCACAGCTTAACCGTTCAGCAGTTGAAGAAGTAGAATTCGATCATAGTATGATATCAGGTGGCATTAGTAAAATTAATACAGCTGATAACGTGTTTGGTATCTTTACAAGTAGAGCAATGCGTGAACGTGGCAAGTACCAATTACAGTTAATGAAAACACGTAGCTCAGGTGGTGTAGGACAAAAGATTGATTTAGACTTCGACGTTGATACATTGCGTATAGTAGATTTAGGTGACACAGGCGCAATGGGCACAGGCCATAGCAATTCGCCGACTAACATAATGAACAGCATTAAAGCTAAGTCTACAGTAACTAACGTACCAGAAGATGATAATGCAGAAGTGGGCAAAGTAACAGCAGATGTACAGTCTAATAAGTTAAACTCGTTACTTAACAAGATTAAACAAAAACCATAAATATAGCTAAACGAGACTTTTCAAATGCAAAAGAAAACACGTAGTATATTAGAAGAACTTGAATCAATGCATACAAAGCGCGATTCGCGGTATGTAATTGAATCTAGAGCTGAAAATATTATTGCAAGTGCTATTAATCTAATAGAATTAATGGAAGATACTTACACAGAAGAAGAAACAGAAAACTTAACACGTAAATTGTTGAACTCTATTAAACTTAAAGACTCGTTAAAATTTAAGAGAAGCTTAGGACGAATCAATGAGAGCAAATGAATTCATAGTAGAGGCACCACAGTGGATGCATAAAGCATCACAGGGAATGGCTACTGGCACACTAGCAACGGCTTTGCAGAAAACACTACATAAAAAAGTACATAATTTAATTAATCGTGTAGAAGCAGCCGGCGGCGAAATGCCAAAGGAAAAGATATCTACAATGGTTACTGATATATTAAGTCAGATGCTCAGAGTAGATATTGATGATCCTGTATTCGGTAATAGAATTAATGCAACCGTTGACGCAATAACAGATGACCCTAGTTTAACTAGTCGTTCAGCATTGCATGACATTTTAAAACAGGTTGTAGGTTTAGCGTTTCAATTAGATCGTCGTACTAAACCGTCAAAGAAAGATGATGAAGAAGATAGTCAGAATGATGGAGATAGTGAGCTTGCAGTAGATGAACCGACAGCAAGTGAGCGAGCAGAAGCAGAAGTTATTCCGGGTGAATCGCGTCAACCGCCACCTGACAATTTTGCAGGAACAAAATTCGTTGATCCTGAGGAGCCTACTACCGCATTTGTTAACAATGATGGTGAATATACTAAGTGGGTAGAATCAGATACACCAGGTGTATATGAATTTATAAACACAATGTACAAAGAAACAACCATTGATCAGATTGAAAAAGTGGTTGCGATTAAAAATATTAAACCTTCAGCAGTACGTGTAGTTAAAGTTGCAGACGGACTGTATAAATTTGTAACTCCAAGGAAACGTAAATGAAGTTATTAGAAGGTGGCAATGCATTTTCGGACATTAGTCGTATAGCTAAGGATGATATTGCACGTTCATTGCAACCTGTGCAAAAAGTACTAGGTATCGACTTAGGACCAAGTACATACTTAGGCACCACAGGTAAAAAAGCAGACAGTGGCGACATTGACATTGCAGTTGATGTAACTAAGCACGATAAAAAAGATATAGCAAATAAATTACGAGCAGCTTACGGTAAAGAAAACGTTAGACTTACAGGTACAAATGTGCATCTTAAAATGCCAGTACTTGATGCAACAAATAGAGAAACAGGACAGTACGCACAGTTAGATTTGATGCTAGGTAATCCTGCATTTCAAGCTTGGAGTATGCGTGGCGAACCTGGTAGATTCAAAGGTGTCCATAGACATATAGTAATGTCTAGTATTGCAAGAGCACAAGGCTTAAAGTGGAGTTACTTAAACGGACTTACTAAAGGTGATGCACCTAAAGGAACACAAGGCGAGCAAGACCCAACTGCTATTATTAATGCATTGTTACCCGGCAGTAGTATTCCACCAAAGAACTTTAACATTGATACTATTTTAAAATACATAGGTGGTAAGTTTGACAGTTCCGGACAAGAAAAATTACTTGGTGCCGCAGCAGAAACACTGGCCGCACACTACGATACACAATTAGTAGTTAACGAATCAATTGCACACAACAACGATCCAGACGAATACTTCTTAGCTAAACTACGTGACAGAATTGTAGTACAAGACATGGTACCACTTATAGACAGTGTAAACTTTTATAAGCCGTACATGGTAGAAGCTAAGTTACGTGATATGAATCACTTAGAAGACTTAGTGCTTGAAGAAGGTATGAATGGTATTATTCGTGCTATTAAAATATTACGTGCATTTGCAGAAGGCAAAGCACATGCAGAAACAACAATCAAATGGGACGGCAGCCCCGCAATCGTATTCGGCAGAAACGAAGCAGGTGAGTTTTTCTTAACTGATAAGAGTGGCTGGTCGGCTAAAGGCTACGATGGCAAAGCAACGTCAGCTAAAGCACTTGGACAAATGTTTGCTAATCGTAAAGCACCAATGGACGCTAACCGTCAAAAGTTTGTTAGCAACATGATGGACATATTCGACGAGTACCAAAAAGCAACACCATCTGCATTCCGTGGTGTACTTAGCGGTGACTTAATGTATTACAATACTCCACCGACAGAAGGTAATGATTTTATATTCACTCCTAATGTTGTAACTTATAAAGTAAATCGTAAGTCTAAATTAGGACAACGCATTGGACAAAGTAAGACTGGTGTAGTAGTACACAAGTACATAGGCGACACGTACAGCTCAACTGAAGAAGCTATTAAACAAATACAAGGTACAGAAGTATTTGTTATACCACCTGTTTATGTACAGCAACCATCTAAGATTAATACAGCACCAATTGATAAGATGGAAGCATTTGCTAATAAAAATGCAAAGGCAGTGCAAGCTTTATTTGATCCAGCAGGACTTAAAGGTATTGCTAATATACATGCACTAATGTACAAGTACATTAACAACAGCGTAGATACAGGCTTAGATAAACTTGGTAGTGATTTCGGCGATTGGCTGAACACAGAAAAGCTTACTGACAGAAAGCGTGAGAATATACTCAAGTACCTAAATGCTAACATCAAAGGTGTGCAAGCACTTTGGGTACTTATTAAAGGTGTAATGAAACTTAAAGATAGCATTGTAGCAGAGTTTGATGCACACCCAAGTGACGTGCAACAGATAACAGCAGGTGAACCAGGTGGCGAAGGATACGTAGTACAGACGAAGCAAGGCCCTGTTAAACTGGTGTCTAGGCACAAATTTACCGCAGCAAATAGAGCAGCACACAGGTAAAAAAGTCACCGATAGGATAAATAACTATAACGGGAAGTTAAGAACTTACCCACTTAAATTAGGAGAAATAAAATGGCAGGCGTAACAAAAGTAAATGGCAAGTATCACACAGAAGAATTAGTTCATAGAGATCTTTTCTTTAAGAACATTAAAGTAACAGCTGGTGAAGCACTCAATGATCAACTTACTCAAGCAGAGTTTGATGCATTGATGCAAGAAGTAGCACTTACTTCAACAATTGAAGTAATTGGTCTTTTCAATTCAACTGAAGATGTTGGTACACCAACAAATACCACAAGTGATGGTGTTAACATTGTAATTTCAGGCGCTGACGTAACAACGTTAGACGGCGGAGCAATGACAGCAGCTATTACAGATATTGCTGGCTTCTAAGTAAATTAGAAACTAAAGATATTAAAAAAGCCTCGCTAGACGGGGCTTTTTTTGCGGCGGCATTATCTGATCAGTTAAATACACTATGCTACAACATATCATAATAACAACAGACATTGATATTACTAACACAGGTGTGGTTAGAAGTTACAAAGAAGGTTCGCTACCATCTACAATAAGTAATAGAGTAATAAGCACAAAAGAACAATGGATACAATGTAGAAGACAGCAAAGTAACTGGGAGACATTTATACAAGTTATATCGTTACGAGCGCAACCACTTAACTTACGTACTGTTATTAAAGATAACGAGTGGATGATTGAGTTTGACATAGAACATATTGATGTATTTAAGATTGGATACGATAAGCTTGCACAACTAAAGTCTGATTTTGCGTTAGTACCAGTACTTACAGGGCTTAGAGAACATACAGAACTAGATCAGTTTATAATAGTAGATGGAACAAAGCAGAACATACGGTTTGAAACGTATGAACTATAAAAAGGTAAGCAGAACTGTACGTAAGATAGCGACTAAAACGTTTGCTGAATTAGCCGACGAAATAATTATACAAAAAGGTGAGTCGTACCAAGTATACAAGGATTACTATATTACGCCAAGTGGTAAATTGTGGACAGTACAATCAGAACACGTAGGCGATTTACTTTTTAGCTCAACAAAAGTAGCACTAGCATGGTGCATATTAGACAAAGCACACCAATTTGAAACAGCGATTCGATTAGTAATACTTGATACAAAGATTATGCACAAGCAAACTGATATAGACGTAGCACTAACCAGACTGAGTAAAAAACAAGTCAGTACAGAAATGCGACCAGTGCTACAATGCAGAGTTGCTGAAGATTTAGATAGAAAGAGTCGATATCGAGAACAATTAGACAAATGTTTACAAATGGCTAAATACATTAAATTAAAGGAATTTCATAAATGAACTTAAAAGACTTAACACCAGCTTTAACAGCTAAGACGGTGAGCAAACAAATTAAAACTCAATTTGGAGCAAACTACAATGTAGAAAAACTTGGGCTTAGTGAAAGTGTTAAGCTTTTGAACAAGACAAACAATATGATTGTTGAGTTCAAGCACACAAGTAATTTACATGAAAGCGAAAATAACGCTTCTTACATGAAACTTATCATGGTAAATGAAGCAGCTTACAAACGTGCGGAAGAACTTACAGAAGCACCTAACCTACAGGGAACTGAAATGAATAACACTTACGTTAAGGCTCTGAAGATTGCGGCATTAGGCGGCCAATTATCAGAAGCACAACTTAAAGCACTACAAGTATCACAACCAATGCAACAAGTACTTGAAAGCCAAGAATCAGCACAACGTTTTATGAAGAAGATTGTTGAAAACAAAAAAGCTAAACGAGCACTTAAAGAAAGTGAAATCGCAACAGCACAAACTACATTAGCAGCACAAGACATTGCTGATCAAATTCAAACAATGATTGAAAAGTTTGCAGATGTACGTTACAAAGAACTTCCAGCATTACAAGACAGCATACGTTCTTCACAAGGCGTAGAAGCAGCTGAATCATTTAACTCAGTAGTACTTGCATCACTTGAAGGCTTAACATCAGCACTTGAATCTAGTAAGACAGACATCAACAACGCTGTATCAAGCTTAACAGGTGAAGAGATGCCAATGGGCGACGGCGACTTAGATTTAGACGCTGTTGAAGGCGGCGACGAAATGAATATGGACGACGAGCTAGACTTAGGCATGGGCGACATGGGCATGGACGACGAAATGGGCATGGACGATATGGGTGGTGAAGATGACTTTGCTATGGACTTAGAAGCCGACGACGAAACTGTTGATTTAGGCCGAGCACGTAGATAAGGATAGCTACAATGACTGATAAAATACTTACAGAAGCTTTCGATAAAATGAAAGAAATTGAAGAATCTGATGATCCGTTTTGCATAGGTGCAACTGGTGACACTGATAACACTACAGGGTACACAGCGGTTGAAGAAACTGTTGAAGAAGCTGTTGAAGATTGGGCACAACCTACATCATACGAAGTAACAGATGATAATGGTCAACATTTTTCATTACACTACCAAGACGCAAACGGACAAGAGCAAGGCATCATTGAAGTAAATGGTGTTACAGTAGCTCATTTTATAGTAGGCGGAGCTGGAGCGCACAGTGTAAAAATTATCAATGACGATGCAGTAGTTAGCGCACTCGAATCACTAATTGTAACAGGCAACGAGTAATGACTGATAAGATTCTTAAAGAAGCATTTGATCGTATGATTGCTATTGAAGCAGAAGAAGATTCGTTTAATGCTGAAGATGAACAGATAGCAGCTATTGGGCAGCTAATAGCTGATCGCACCGAAGATGAAAACTCTGTATCTAAACTTAGTACAGAAGCATTTATTGACATTGCTAATAGAATGGGATTATCATTGACACCAGAAACACTTATGGATCTTGCACAAAGCGGCAAGATTGATTCAGTTATTAAAGATGTTAACCAGGACGAAGTACAGTTTAAAGGTCAGCAAGATATTGATGATGCAGTTATGTCAGTAGACAAAGCTAAACAAACAGTCGATAAGATGGCTAAGCGCAACGCCAAGAAAGGTATACACAAATGAAAGAAACAGACCAGCTTAAAAAGTTAATGGAATCGTTTGATGCGTATCAGCCGGTATCAGAAGAAGTAGCGGAAGGAGCATTTAAATTAAAAGCAGTTCGAACAGCTGATGGTCCGGAATTAACAATATACCAAAGTGGTCATCCTATTGCAGTAATGGACGATTTAGACTTTGAAGAATTAATGATGCAGTACGTCAAGGCTAAAAAAGATTTTTACTAATGGACGAATTAGACTTCATTAAAAAACACTTACCTGTTACCGAAGCAAGAAACTTATCACCACTTGATCATGCTATTAGATTAGGTGTAATGTCCATTAAAGATTCTAAGCGTGTACTAGAAGTACTACGCGAAACAGCCACTCCAGAATTAGTGCAGTTAATCGACGAGCACATGAAAGAGTTACACGAATACACAATAGCACTAAGCAAGATTAAATAAATGAAAGCTTCAGAGTTCATAACAGAAGCTCTAACTTCCCCTTATAAAGTTAACTTCCACAACAGTGTAACATGGCCAGCAACTGAAGGCGGCAGAGACCGTGTTGGCGTTGATGCTGAATTCAGAACAGATGCAGGTATTAATTACAGTATTATTGGCTACCGAATCGGCCAGACCAAACCAGAACGCGATAAAAGAAAAGCAGACGCAGAAGCTAAACGTAAACGCGCAGAAGCCGGCGAACGTGTACTTATGATTCCGGCTAATCCACGTTACGGTGGTATATGGGAAATACATTTCAGTCAAGAATCTGAAGACCGTAACTACGAAAAATCCAAGTCCGGACTAACAGGTACGGGTGATGAGTTTAGAATATTTGCAACAGTGTTTCACGTTATTGAAAGAATTGCATCGGTTTATAAACCAAAAATAATTAGCATTAAAGCAGCGCACGAAAGCACTAGAGTAAAACTGTACGAAAGAATGGCAAAGAAGTACGCAAGTAAAATAGGCTACACTTATGTTAAGACTACTATGCAAAGTGATGGCGCAAGAATAGAGTTAAGACGTAATGAAAGCAAGTGAGTTCATAACAGAAGCAGTTACTAATCCTTACCCTTACGATTACAACAATTACGTACAGTACAAGACAGATAGAAAACGCAAGCAGAAGGGCATAACAGGCCGCTTCACCACAGCTACAGGTGCGAAGTACTTAGTTAAAGGTATACACAACGGTCAGACTAAAGCTGAACGTGACGAAGATGCCGCGTACATTGCAGCAATTAAAAAAAGACGTGCAGCAGGCGAGCCAGACGAAATTAACTTAGCTGGTGCACAAGATGAACGCTACGGTGGTATATGGGAAATACACTTTGACAAGATAGAACAAGATGAAGAGCTTGATCCATTCGGTAATGAATTACAGTACAAATCAGAGCTAACAAAAAGTGGTGATGAGTTTAGAGTATTTGCAACAGTACTAGAAATAATTAAACGCACTATAGGCGAGTTCAAACCTGAGTACATTAGTATTAAGTCGGCAAACGCAGAAGGCAAACGCGCATCACTGTATAAACGTTTAGCAGATCGCTTTGCAGGACAAGTTGGTTACGCATTGACAAGTAACATTTAGTCTGCTATACTTACTAAATGATTACACAAAAATTTGAATATAAAAAACTAAAAAGACAAAACGTAAACGGCAAAAGACATTACCTATTAGAAGGTAGCACAGAATACTCACCTATGCCGTCTGTCACAACAGTACTAGACAGAACAAAACCCCAAGCAGATAGAGACGCACTAGCACAGTGGAAGAAGAACGTAGGCAAAGCTAACGCCCAAGCAATCACCACAGAAGCATCTGGTCGCGGTACACGTATGCACAAATACTTAGAAGATTATTGTTTAACAGATGAACTAAGAAAAGCTGGCACAAATCCGTACTCGATCCAAGCAAGGAAAATGGCAGACATTATTATCGACCGTGGTATGAGTAAAATGGATGAACTATGGGGAGTTGAAATCCCATTATGTCACCCTAACATTTACGCAGGCACTACTGATTTAGCTGGTGTACACGAAGGTGATGAAGCTATTGTTGATTTTAAGCAGACTAACAAGCCTAAAAAAGAAGAGTGGGTACAAGACTACTATTTGCAGTTAACAGCTTACGCAGAAGCACACAACGCCTTACACGGTACTAATATACGCAAAGGTGTCATAATGATGTGCTCTAAGGACTTCGAATACCAGGAATTTGTTATCAATTTAGACGACTTTGATCATCACAGAAAACGCTGGTGGAAGAGAGTAGAAGAATACTTTGAAATGTAATTGCCATAAATAGTATTTAAATAGGAATACTTTAAATGGCGATTTTACAACTTTCAAGAATAACACACCGCAAGGGTTTAAGTGAAAACTTACCACAACTAGCAGGCGCAGAATTGGGCTGGGTCTTAGACGATCGTAGATTGTTTATCGGCAACGGCACAATAGAAGATGGTGCACCAATAATTGGTAACACTGAGATATTAACTGAACATAGTAATATCTTAGATATTGCAGCAACGTACACATACAAAGGTACAGCAGCAGGTTACATTGTTAGTACTGGTGTGAACGACGAAGACATTGTACGTAGTCTACAAGATAAGTTTGACGAAGTAGCAAGTGTAAAAGACTTCGGTGCAGTAGGTGATGGCATCGCAGATGATACTGATGCTATTAACAGAGCACTGTTTGAATTATTTTGCCGTGAAACAAACACACGAGTAAGACGTAGTTTATATTTTCCAGCAGGAACATATAAGATTACAGACATAATTAAAATTCCGCCACATGCTAAAATATACGGCGAAGGCATGACAAGTTCTATTTTAAGCTACGAAGTAAAATCAGTACAAACATTCAGTGGTGAAGACGGTCCGAGTTATACACTTGATTCAGAAGCACTATCAGCATTAATTGATCACACATTAGTTGTTAAGGTAGATGGTGTTAAGCAATTACTAGGAACAGACTACACATATAGCAGTCCGATAATTACATTTACAACAACATTATCACCAACCGCAGTAGTTACAGCTAACACACTAGCAACAGAAGTAATGACAACGTCAGACAACGAACATAAGATTGGTGCTAACATAGGTGGCGGTGCAGAATTGCCAACAGGTATAGAAGTTAATAGTATAGCAGTGAACTCAACAGAAGACATTGATGTACTTGTACTCGACAGTGTTACTAATAGTATTTTTGATAGCATGACTTTAAACGGTGCGCATTTAGATGATGCCTTAAATGCAGGTAATGGATCATCGGCTATTAAAATAGCAGCAAGTGCGGCACCATGTAGCAACGTTACAATGAATAAAGTACTTCTGTCAAACACAGGCTTTGCTATAACAGTAGCAGACGAAGCACGTGGTATTATATTTGAAAACGGTAGCATGAACCAGCACTTCAAAGGTGCGGTAGTAGGTGGAGTACTAGGCGACACTGGTCCGACTGGTGTAGTTATTACACGTACTATAATGGACAACATTGCAGGCGAAGGTATTTTGTTTGACGATGCACCACTTAACATATCAGCGTATAATATATTTTATAACGTAGGTAATAGTTTTGATGATAGCGGATCACTTACAGCACCAACAGCACCAATTGTACACATGCAAGGTGAGAACAGTGTTAGCATAGGTGATTTGTTTTTACGCAGCGATGAACAAGTAGAAGCTAAACCACAATTTCCAAGAGTCCTTTTAGAAGGTAACGGTGGTATTGCATTTGAAGGTTCACGTGCAATTAAATTAGGTTCATACGAACGGGCAGTAGGACTAGAAGCAACGTTACTAAACAATACAACAGGTGGGCAAGTATTTGAACTTACTAGTACACTTGAAAACTCATTTAAAGTTGATTACACTATTAAGCGTAACAATGAAACTAGAATGGGATTTATATATGTTTCAAACAACAGCAGTTCAGTGACATTTAACGATGAATATACTGAAACGGCAGACTTAGGTGTCCAGCTTGATGTAGTGGACGGAACAGGTGCTAACTCAGCATTAGAATTTACAACAACAAGCGGAACAGATGCAACTATTAGTTACTCAGTAGCAAGACTGGATTAATATGTGGGAAAACAGATACGAGCACTTGCTCATTGAATGGGCAGGTCTTCGCACACAAGTAAAAGATTTACCAATTAACGAAGCACTCCATGAAGTACACGATTGGTGGCAAAAAGCACCTATGGTGAATCATACAATTTATATAAACGATCAAGAAAATTGGCCATTGCCGTGGGATCTTTTAACAGAAAACGGCTATTGTGATGTTGCAAAGTGCTTAGGAATAGTGTATACTTTACTCTTAATTGAACATGAAGACATAAACTCTTTGCACATTGCACAAACTGATAACTATATATTAGTACAAGTTAACAATGGTGAATACACGTTAAACGATCAACCTGGCTATATTACAGCCGATCAAAACGACCTTCATGTAAAGTATTCCGTAGACTGCGAATACTTAAAAGAAAGACTAAAATAATAAGAGGATCTCAATGAGCGAGATTTTAGTGACCAAACGGAATGGTCAAGTTGAACCACTCGATATAGAAAAGTTACACAAAGTAGTTATTTGGGCAACAGAAAACTCAACAGGCACATCAGCAAGTGAAGTTGAATTAAAAAGTCATATACAATTCTATAACAAAATCAAAACAACTGACATACAAGAAACACTTATAAAGTCAGCAGCTGATTTAATATCAGAAGAAACATCCAACTATCAATACGTAGCAGGACGACTGATAACATATCACTTACGCAAGCAAGTATACGGATCATTCAATCCATGGCACATTCGAGACTTAGTTAAGCAAAATACTAAGCTCGGGTTATATGATGAACATCTACTAGACTCGTATAGTCCTGCGGAATGGGATACAATTAATAACTTCATTAAGCATGATCGCGATGAGCATTTAACGTATGCAGCAATGGAACAAATGCGCGGCAAGTACCTAGTACAAAATCGTGTTACTAACCAAATTTATGAAACACCACAGATTGCATACGCTCTAATAGCAGTATCTTTATTCGCACACTATCCAAATGAAGTACGTCTGCATTGGGCTAAGGAATACTACAACGCAATCAGTACACATCAGTTTAGTTTACCTACGCCAGTTATGGCAGGTGTCAGAACATCGCAACGTCAGTTTAGCTCATGTGTGTTAATCGATAGTGACGATAGCTTAGACAGCATTAACGCAACAGCATCATCTATTGTTAAGTACGTGTCACAACGTGCTGGTATTGGAATTAACGCAGGTAAGATACGTGCATTGGGTTCACCTATACGTGGTGGCGATGCATATCACACAGGTATGATTCCATTCTTTAAGTACTTTGAAAGTGCAGTTAACTCTTGCAGTCAAGGCGGAATACGCAAGGGTTCAGCAACAGTTTATTACCCAGTCTGGCATTTAGAAGTTGAAGACTTACTTGTACTTAAGAATAATAAAGGCATTGATGAAAACAGAGTGCGTAACATGGATTACGCAGTGCAGTTTAATAAGTTAATGTACGAACGTTTAATAACTGGTGGCGATATTACATTGTTTAGCCCAAGTGACGTTCCTGGCCTGTACGATGCTTTCTTTAACGATCAAGATAAATTTAAAGAGCTGTACGAAACGGCTGAACGTAGCACAAAGTTACGTAAGAAGAAGGTTCCAGCAATTGAACTGTTTACACAGTTTATGCAGGAGCGTAAAGATACCGGCCGCATCTACTTAATGAACGTTGACCATTGTAATACACATAGTTCTTTTAAAGAAGATGTTGCACCAATTCAAATGTCTAACTTATGCTTAGAGATAACGTTGCCTACAAAGCCGTTAGAGCATATATCAGATGAAGAAGGTGAAATAGCTTTGTGTACGCTTAGTGCCATTAACTGGGGTTCCTTTAAGAAACCAGAAGATATGGAAAAGGCATGCACACTTGCGGTACGTGGTCTTGACGCTTTACTTAGTTACCAAAACTATCCTGTAATTGCAGCACAGTTAGGAACAGAAAAACGTAGACCCTTAGGCATTGGCATAATTAACTTTGCGTACTGGCTAGCTAAACACGATGTGAAGTACAGTGATGATAGTGCATTAGAACTTGTTGACACCTGGGCACAGCATTGGTCTTATTACTTAATCAAGGCAAGTGCAGACTTAGCTAAAGACTTTGGCGCGTGTCCGGGCAACGACGAAACAAAGTACAGTGATGGTATATTACCAATTGACACTTACAAGAAAGAAGTTGATCAACTTGTTAAACACAAGAACAAGATGGATTGGAAAGGCTTGCGTAAACAGTTAAAAGAAACAGGTATTAGAAATAGTACTGTAATGGCACTTATGCCAGCTGAAACTTCAGCCCAAATAGCAAACGCAACAAACGGTATTGAGCCACCACGTAGTTATGTTTCTATTAAGCAAAGTAAAGATGGAGTGCTTACACAAGTTATTCCTGAGTACAGACGCTTAAAGAACAAGTACGAATTACTATGGGATCAGAAGTCACCACAAGGGTATTTAAAGATAGTTGCTGTATTACAGAAGTACATTGATCAAACGATTAGTGCAAACACTTCTTACAATCCACAACACTTTGAAGATGAACAAATACCAATGAGTACATTGTTAGAAGATATGTTAGTAGCTTACAAATATGGCGTCAAAACCCTCTACTACTTAAACACTTACGATGGACAAGGAGAAATAGATGTTACAGATACAGATGAAATTTGCGAGACGTGTGCGATATGAGTGTATTTAATATAAACAAAAAACCGGCCACTAAGCGCAAAATGTTCTTAGATGGTAACGTAGACATACAACGCTACGATGATTTAAAGTACAAGCAGATTGATAAGCTTACTGAAAAGCAGCTGGGTTTCTTTTGGCAACCCAATGAAGTTGACCTAAGTCGTGACAGTAAAGACTTTAAAGAGTTGTCTGAATCCGAGCAGCATATCTTTACAAGTAATTTAAAACGTCAAATACTATTAGATAGTGTTCAAGGTAGGTCACCAGCGTTAACACTGTTACCGATTGTAAGTATACCAGAACTTGAAAACTGGTTAACTAAGTGGACAGAAAACGAAGCACTGCATAGTAGAAGTTACACACATATTATTCGTAATGTGTACAGTGACCCGTCAGTGGTGTTTGATGAAATGCTAGACATTAAAGAAATTATTGATTGTAGTAAAGCCGTAGCAAAAGATTACGATGCATTACACGAAGCCGTAATTGCTTATCAAATGCTCGGAACAGGTGTGCATACAGTTAATGGTAAGAAAGTTGTTGTAGACGAATATGATATTAAGAAAAAGATTTGGTTAACAATGAACAGCGTTAACGTACTTGAAGGCATACGCTTTTATGTATCGTTTGCATGTAGTTGGGCATTTGCAGAACTTAAGCAAATGGAAGGTAACGCAAAAGTTATTAAATTAATTTGCCGCGATGAAAACTTACACTTAGCATTTACACAAACTATGCTTAAGTTATTGCCAACTGACGACAAAGACTTTCTTAAGATTAAAAAAGAATGTGCAGAAGAAGTACGTCAAATGTTTATTGATGCAGTTGATCAAGAAATTGATTGGGCTGAATTCTTATTTGAAGGCGGCAGTATGATTGGCCTGAATAAAGAACTACTTACGGATTATGTCCATTGGATTGCACATAAGCGTATGGGTAGTTTAGGAATTGATTGTCCTTATAAAGGCGGCAGTAACCCATTACCATGGACACAAAAATGGATAGCAGGTGGTGATGTACAAGTCGCACCACAAGAAGTACAACTGTCTAGTTATATAGTTGGCGGCACCAAGCAAGATGTGAATGAAGAAACATTTAAAGGATTTGATTTATGAAAACACGACCACTTAAAAATGGATACTATGGAAGCGTTGGCTGTGAGATTTACGATATTAATTTCGCAACAGCATCAGATGAAGAACTGATAGAGGTTGGCAAAATTGTTGAAGACCAATTAACAGTATTTATTGGTCAAGATGCATGTGGTGGCATTGACAGCAAGAAACATTTTGAAATACAAGAAATGTGGGGAACTCCGTACATGGGTCTCATTCATGCGTATGTTGGTGACGGTCGTTTAGCAGGCCCACACTGGGATGACTTCTTAGAAAATTTACGCGACGTATCAAAGAAAAGTGATATTGCGTTTGGCCTTGGTGCATCAGAAATTTCATATCAAAAAGATGAACACGGTAAACCAATAGGTATGTTTGCAGATGGCGAATTAGATTGGCATTCTGCAGAAGCAGGCATGTCAGCAGCACCACGCACAATAGGGTTATCAAGCGTAGCAGGTTCGGTTAACAGTCGTACTGATTTCTTACAGACATTTGACATGTGGGAAAAGTTATCTGAAACAATGCAATCAGAGCTTAAAGAACTTTCAATTATACATAAGTGGCGCCCGGAAGGAATAGCATACGGTACGCAACTAGCTCAGCAAGAGATAGCAAGATTCAACACAGTAGCTATAGACGGACAACAAACAAAACTATATTCGGAAACAGCAAGTGGTCGTCCTGGTATCAGATTCCCTGCATATAGCTTTGATGGATTTGTTGGCATGTCAGAAGTTGAAAGTTGGAAACTATATGCACACTTGTCTAAACTAGTTTATGATCCGTGTTGGATTTACCAACACGAATGGCAAGATGGTCAGGTTATGTATTTTGATCAAGAGATATCAATACATAGGCGTCCAACTAATGTTGAAGCTGGTAGCGATCGACGAATGGTACGTAAGTCATTTTACTTTGACAAGTTATATCCAGATGCAGCGCCACTAGACTACGTAGAAGTTAAAGGTAAGAAATACACAAATGATGAATATGCTGCAATGGTTGATAAAATTCGATTAGCAGATTGGGAAGCAGGAATAACAGCAGGACAACTGAAATGATAACAATATACAGCAAGGACGGATGTCCTAATTGTGTAAAAGCAAAAACACTCTTAGAGTTTTACGACATAGAGTACACAGAAGTACGCATCGATGAAGATGATAAAGCAAGGACATTTGTTGTTAATAAAGGACATAGAACAGTACCGCAATTCTATGTAAACGAATCACTACTAGTTGATGGTAGTTTTGAAGGACTTAACAATATGAATAAAGAAGAAATACTAGAAAGGATTAAGAAAATTGAAGATTAAAGCAGGCGAAGTATACACATTTAACATGAACAACGGTCAAGAGCTAATAGCTAAGTTGTTAAGCGAAGACGACAAGTACTACCACATTGAAGCACCACTTATGGTAGCAGCTGGCAAGGACGGTCCGTTTTTAGCACCTGCATCAGCAACAGCAGACGTAGATGGAGTAAGTGCAATTTTAGTAACATCAGTCGCAATGGTACGTCCATCACGCGAAGATTCAGTAGACGCACACAGAGAATCAATTACGGGCATTACAGTGCCAGAAAAGCAGATTGTATTAGGCTAAATATATACATGGCTAAAGTAGTACGAAAAGGTGATATTAATGCAGCAGGCGGCGTAGCACAAGGTGGTGCGTCTTCTGTCTTTGCGGAAGGCAGTAATGTAATGCTTCCTGGCAATAGTGTGTCGGCGCATGGGTGCTGTGGGTCGCGAGGGTGCGGAGCACATTGTTCCGCTCAAACGACAGGTGGAAGCAGTTCGGTATTTGTCGAAGGCAAGCCAGTACTTAATACAACCGACGTAGACACTTGCGGTCATGCTCGTGTTACAAGCGCATCAAGCGTTTTTGTAGGTACGTAACATGGCACTAACTCCTTTAATGTTAATGGCCGGCCAAGGCTTAGCAGAAGATACAGCACTTGAAATTAACTCCGAAATGCAAGCAGCATTTACAGCATACACGTCGATACCATTCTTAACAACGTTCACTGACATAGTTACTTTTGTGGCTGCAAACGTTACGGTTTGCACAACAAACTCAGTGCCGGATGGTGAAGGTGGGTACGAGGACATCACTACATGTACTAATGGATTCCCAGCTTCGTTTGTTAACACACTGACACATATCTTAGATGATACGATGCCAGTGTTAACTAACGTTATACCAACTAGCTCGGGTATTAGTACAACATATTTCAGTGACTTTATTAATCATCATTCTACTAATATTTTAGGTAGTGGTAGTAACAGTGTATTCATTGGACACTTATTATCAGTGTACGGGTTTACACAAACAGCAAACGAATATATTAACACTGCGGTGAATGGTGCAGACTTAGGTGCGCAAACATACACAGATATGGATGCACTTATAACAGGTAACATATCATCTGTTAATAAATTTACAACAGCATTTGGTCAGGACTTAATTAACACAGGTAACTTATACGACTTTAGTGATTTAAGTAAGTTCGGGTCGCCTGAACTGTTAATGCGTAAACTTAGCTCAGCGAACTTGTTAACTACTATAGCAACAGAATTAGAAGATGCAGGTATAGATATTGTTGCAATGCAACAAGCACTTATCGACAATCCAGATAAGCCTATGCTATTAAAAACGCAAAAGAAATGTTACAATGCATTTACTAATGTAAATGGACACGACTTAGAAAGTATTTTACTTGTACTAGGAATTAAAACAGCCGAGCTAACAACACTAGCAGATACATTTGATATTATTAAAATGTTTCCGAGTAGCTACTCAACACTTACATCGTTGAACAACGGTGTACTTGAAAACATATTTGTCGGCACAGACCTGTCACCTTACGTAGCAGCATTTAAAACTGATATGACCGCAATTATGTCTGAGGTAGTAGCTAAGTCTAATTATGCATTAGCTATTTCACTACAACAAATTAAAAATGTACACGACTCAGATGCAAAGACAATTGGCGAGCAAGCACAGTCGCTTGAAACTAATCAAGGACTAAGTGAATTAGATAGTTTAGTAGAGCCAGTACCTGCAGATGTAATAGAGTACTACCAATCTACAATGGGGCAAGGCTCGGGCATTAACGGAACATATTATATAACCGATGGTGTTGGTACCGCTGCTGGATTACCGCACATTGAGAACTTTACACTAATAACAAATATTATTAACCAGTTTGCCGCTGATGGCGACTTAGATGAAATTGAGCTTATTTTTACAGTCATTGAAAACTTAGCAAACGGTGTATACGATACCGACGGGTACCAGCAAGAGATACCACTGTACGATGAGTTCAATGACCCTACTGGTGAGTTTGAGTATCGTCCGTATGAAGTAGAAATTCCAGCAGGAACACCCGGCGCAGGATTATATGACAATAAAGAATTAGCAATATCAAACGGCATAGAACCTGCGTTAGAAGTTGAAGTGACAATTCTCGAAGCGAATAATCCTACTGAAACAGCAACAGCCAATGATGCGTATCAATCATCAATTGATCATACGTTACTCGAGTTACAAACACTTCAGGATGCAGACATACGTTTCCCTGTTACTTACACATCTTTTGATGCGCCCGCTAACTGGTTCGGTATGCAACCATCTAAGGAACGTGCGTTGAACTTTGCAGCTAACTTGCACACGTACGGCAAGGAAACATCAAAAGGACACTTAGTAGAAATACTCGAAGGTGTTGCTAATGATTCACGTGGCGGACAAGCTATAATCGCAGCAATGCGAGAAGGCAGAAACTTAGCCAAATTAGAAGATGCCGGAATACAAGCAGACAACAAAATAGACAATACGCCCGAAGAAGTACTTCCGGGCAACATTTCACCCAGCACTTATTAACCAAAATCCCTTGCTCTTTACAGTAAAATAGTATATAATTACATGAATTATTGGAGAGCAGCATGCCACAGAACTGGATACACAAGTTAAACGAATCAAATAGTAAGAACTATAAATTAGACGTAATTGCACAAGCTCTTGCCGCACACAAATTAGGCGCAAAAGACGCATCAGATTTCTTAACACTTGCATGGTACGCTTATAATCCGTACATGACTTACAATATAAAGAAGGTGCCAACTACCGAAGGCTTAAAAAGAGAAGCAAATTCAATTTCATCATTCGTTAGCTTAATACAAAGATTAGATGCGCGTGAAGTTACTGGTCACGCAGCTATAGCAGAAGTTGAACGAGCAAGTAGAAATTACGATAGCGACTTATGGAATAACTTACTCCGCCCAGTAATACTTAAAGACTTACGAGTAGGTGCAACGCTTAATTCGTTTAATAAAATCCTTAAAGGTACCTCAGGCGAAATCCCAGTATTTGAATCACAACTTGCAACAGACTCAGAAAAGCATTTAAAGAAATTAGTAGGTAAAAAATTAATTGAACCTAAGCTTGATGGTATACGTGCATTAGCAATAGTTGATAGGGAATTTCCAAACAGATTGAACGTAGACTTCTTTAGTCGCAACGGCAAAGCCCTTAAAAACTTTCCACATATTGCTCAGCAGTTAGCACACTGTTTACAATTAAATGCGACCGGCGGAGTATGGCAAGGTAACAGACATAGCAAATTTGTAATTGATGGTGAGATTGTAAGTGAAAACTTCCAGGCATTAATGAAACAAGCCCGACGCAAGACAAACATAGACACAAGCGATTCAGTGTTTACTATTTTTGATGTTATCCCGCTTGATCACTTTAATAAAGGTAAATGGAATGTACCACAGCGTACAAGAACTGATGTGTGGCTAGGTGAATTACGCGACAAAGTTAATGCATCGTGTACTAGCTTACATGTAATTGAAGGCTTTGAAGTAGACTTAGACACAGCAGAAGGGCATGATCAAATGCGCCGCTATGCAGAAGACCAAATTGAACTAGGGTACGAAGGCATTATGATTAAAGATGTCGATGCTCCGTATGTATGCAAACGTAGAACAGCATGGATGAAGTGGAAGCCAACTATTACTGTTGATTTAATGATTGTAGGGATAGAAGAAGGCACTGGCCGCAACGTAGGAAAGCTCGGCGCATTTGTATGTGAAGGCGATGATGATGGTAAGACTATTAAAGTAAACTGCGGTGGCGGATTTAAAGACGCACAACGTACTGAATTTTGGGATAACAGGGATGACCTAGTAGGACACTTAGTAGAAGTAAAAGCAGATGCAGTTACACAAAACGAAAACGGCACTTATAGTTTACGTTTCCCACGCTTTGTTAGATTCCGCGACATAGAAGCCGGGGAAAAGATATAATTTATAGTGAAAGTCACCATAAATATACGTACATTATGTTTTTTAATTATATAACACTTTTAACAGCCCTACTAATAAGTAGCGTGGCAATATTCTTCAGCGTGGCAGGACTCGTCGCGATTTTCCCAGCCTATCAATGGTCAATTATATGCATGGGCTCAGTAATTGAAGTAGGTAAACTAGTAGCAGCTATATGGTTACACAAGAACTGGAGCAGCGCAGTATGGTGGCTTAAGTGGTCACTAGCTTCACAAGTTGCGGTTGTAATGTTTATCACATCAATGGGTATTTTTGGTTACTTATCAAAGTCACATGTTGAACAAACAGGTGCAGCAAATGAAAGTAAGGCACAAGTACAAAGAATTCAAACAGAACTAGCACGTAACGAAGCTATTATAGAACGTGCAAATACAAAGATTAAAAACTACGGCGAAAATGGCTCTAGCTTAGACTCAAGCTTAAACAGACAAATTGATAAAGAACAAACACGTATTGATTCAGCGTACAGCAGAGTGCAACCTTCTATTAATGCACAAATGGCAACTATTAAAGCTGAGCAAAATAATATTAAAAGCCAGCAAGACTTATACAGAAATGAAATTAAACGTATTGATGCAGCACTTAAAACAGCAACAGAAGAAGAAAAAGTAAAACTTAACAAGAAACGTAGAACAGCATTGTGGCGTGTACGTACAGCAGCTTCTGCAAACGGTGCAGTAAAAGCAGCACGTAAAGAAATTGCAAGCATTAGAAAAAGTGTTAAGGCTGAAATAGCAGCAAGTAATAAACTTATCAATCGTTTACGCTTGCGCATGGGCAAGTCAACTGAGCAAGACATTGAAAAGCTAATAGGCGAACAACAAACAAGAATTAAAGATGCTAATACAGCGTTAGATACATTGACAGAACAAAAGTTTAAGTTAGAATCAGCATACAGAAAGTTAGAAGCAGAAGTTGGCCCTATCAAGTACATCGCTAAGTTTATATACGACGAAGCAGATGCAAACCTATTAGAAAAAGCAGTAACTTGGGTCATTATACTTATTATATTTGTATTTGATCCATTTGCTATATTATTATTAATTGCAACCCAGTATAGCTTTGAACGCACTAAGATAGAAATTGAACTCGCAGAAGTAGCACACAAGCTTGAAGAAATTGCAGAAACTGAAAAGTACCTCGAAGAGGAGATACATAATGTCGAAGATAAAGTGGATAGCATTACAGAGAATGTACCAGAAGCGACAGCTCAAACAGGCTGGGAAACAGCGATAAGTGACTCTGTGGATTATTTTCACGCAGAGGTAGAAGACATTGCTAATGATGCTATGGAATATGCTGACGCAATAACCGACGAGCCTGAATTAACAATAGACGATATCGCAGCTTCAGCAGAAGTAGAAGAACTTGATACTACTGATGAAGTACAAAGTGTATTAAGCGACTTGATGGAAAATGCCGAAGTAGAAGAACTAGAAGAGCCTGAGGTACATGACCAGTACAAAGAACTATTCGAATCACCTGCTGACGTACTAGAAGCCGATGAAGTTGAAGAAGCACAAGACGAAGTTATTGAAGTTGAAATCGCAGAGCCAGAAGAGCCTTGGGAAAACTTAAATGAGCTAAGTACTATTGTAGAAGAGATTAAGACCCGTGACGATAATCAGGCTGTGTTTAATTTAACTAAGGTTGGTGAGAACTATATAAACTACAACGGTAAGGTATACAGGAACGAAGCACTACAAAACACACACCCTGAGTTAAAACTAGACTTTATTAAACCTGTGGACAGTGGTCGAAAGTTTCCAAAGAGTGCAGAGGTAGGTAAACTATTTTTACGTTCAGACCTTGCACCAACAAAACTGTTTAGGTTCAATGGAACAGAGTGGAATAGTATAGATAAGAACTTGCTGCATCATATAGCATATAGCCGAGACTACATTAACGAACTAATTAAAGTAGTTGGCGAAGGTGAGTACAATCCGGAGTTATTAAATACTTCAGAAAAGCATCACATAGAAGCAGTACTAACGGAATAGGGGAAAGACAGTGGTACAAACATGTAATTTTTGTGGAAAAAGTAAAGACAATGTAAAAAAGATCATTGTCAATAACAATACTGGCATTTGTAATGTCTGCGTTGACTTATGCGGCGAAATACTAGTAAGTGAAAAAGAGAAAGATGACAGAGAACCAACTGTAATTGATCCTATAGTTATTAAGGAACATTTAGATAAGTTCATTGTAAGTCAAGACAAAGCAAAGCAAGTTTTAAGTGTTGCGGTTGCTAACCATTACAAACGTATTAATTCAAATAGCAATATAGAAAAAAGTAATTTAATGCTTATCGGCCCAACAGGAAGTGGGAAGACGTTGATGGTTAAAACAATAGCGAAGTACATGGATGTGCCTTATGCAATAGCAGACGCAACACGCCTAACAGAAAATGGGTTCGTTGGAGAAGATGTAGACTCTATACTAACACAGTTAGTACAGAACGCAGGCGGAAACATAAAGAAAGCAGAGAAGGGTATTGTATTCATTGATGAGATTGATAAGATTTCAAGAAAGGCAAGTGGCAATACAGCAGAAGTTGGCGGTGTAGGTGTACAACAAGCACTACTTAAAATGGTAGAAGGTACTATGTTTTCAGTTACTGAAAGCAAAAAGTCTGAGTCAACGTTCGACATAGATACTACTAACATATTGTTTATTGCTAGTGGTGCGTTCACCGAACTTGATAAGATCAAGAAGAAGAAGCGTAAAGGTACGCAAATAGGCTTCAGTGCAGATGTTAACGAAAGGTTGGCAGTCGACACTGAGTTTGAAGACTTAATAGCGTATGGCATGATACCAGAGTTCACAGCACGTTTCCCAGTAATAGCAGAAGTAGAAGAATTATCAAACGCTGATATGTTAAATATCTTAACAGATGTAGAGAACAACTTAGTGACACAGTACAAGACATTATTTGATTACAATCACGTTAAACTTACGTTTGACAAAACAGCACTAGAACAAGTAGTTAGTATTGCAAGCACTAAGAAAACAGGTGCTAGAGGCTTGCGTTCTATAATGGAAAAAGCACTTATGCCACACATGTACAATATTAACAAGTACACTGAAAACAACATAAATAAAGTGAGAATTACAAAATCACTAATAAACAACCCTATGGAGGTTAAGAAAAAGTAATGCCGTCAGTAACAGTATATAACGACAATTTTGAGAAAGCTATTCGTAAGTTCAAGAAGAAAGTAATGAACGCAGGAATACTTGAAGAAGTACGAAACAGAGAGTTTTACGAAAAGCCAACAGCAGTTCGTAAACGTAAGAAAGCATCAGCAAAAGCACGTAACCGTAAGCGCGTTCGCGAAAACGATAGACCAGCAAGAAAGTTTTAATCCAAACAGTTAGACATTTAATAATAGTTCTGTTATAATAGTATAAATACTTATACAGTATGCCGTATTGGACGGGTACTGTATTTTTTACTTGCTATGAATATAGGAGAAATATTATGCAAAACGAAAGAAGAATCACGACTCTGGATCTAACACCATTCTACAAAAACACCGTAGGCTTACATCAAATATTTAATTCAATGAACAACACTGCTCATTATGCCAATACGGGAAATTATCCTCCGTACAATATAATTGAAGTATCGGAAAACAAATACAAAATTGAAGTTGCAATCGCAGGCTTTGCCGAAGACGATATTAAAGTATCATCTCAGAATGGCCGATTGGTTATTGAAGGACATAAGATTGTTGATGAAACAGCAGACTTCTTACACAATGGTATTAGTTCAAAAGACTTCGAACGCAGCTTCCAACTAGCTGACTACGTTGAAGTACAAAGTGCTGAAGTTAAGAACGGTATATTAAGTGTATGCTTAGAACGAATCGTTCCTGACGCATTAAAGCCTAAGGAAATTAAAGTAAAATTCCTTAAGTAATTCCGCCAATAGCATTGTAAACGATAGCGATGTCGTTTACAATAGCTAAATAAATATAACGAAGGAAGGATTATGCCAAAGACAGAGATAGCAGTCAAGACCAATACACAACTTAAAGAACCACCAATGTTTAAAGTAATATATGTTAACGACAGTAAGACTAGTATGCAGTTTGTCATTGATAGCTTAATGGATCATTTTGCATACGGCGATGAAACAGCAGAAAAGATTGCAAAGAACATACATGCGGAAGGTTCCGCTATTGCAGCTATACTACCGTTTGAGATTGCTGAGCAAAAAGGAATTGAAGTAACAGTAGACGCACGTAAAAACGGCTACCCGTTACAAATTAAAATAGAACAAGAACTTACCTAAAACTTTATAAGTTTAGGATAGTAAATATTTAAATCTTTATTTTTGCCCGGGTTGTTAACAAAGCGTATGCCTTCAATGTCATAATCTAAATCGCCCGGGTACTTTCCAAATATCCAAGTACTAACTTTATTCTCTGTATCATTATCTAAACACGATAAAATTCCACTATTGCCTGTAGTATCTCCAAGCACTGTACCATCGTATTCATCATCGTGTGTAATAAATTCCGGACTAGGAACTGAATTAGTTACAACAACTAAGTTCTGACAATCTGCCATTGTTTGGCAAGCTTCTATGCTGTTATGCATGTAGCTTTGATCCGTCATTGCCATTTTAAATATATCATTCGAAACTTTAGTAGGCACTGTTCCACGCATGTCTAAAAATTCTATCGTTTCGTCTACCGGATTTTTATTTGTAAAATCAAATGTGGTCCACCCGTTCGTTGCTAATATAGTAGCATTGTTAAGTATGATTATATTCTCATGTAAGAATACGACCTTCTCCATCTTGTTAATGGTGTTACGTAAATCAGCGTAACTGTAATCGAAATCACCGTTAAACCCGTCATGTTCTAAATCACCATCTATAAAAAATACTGCTTCGTAGTACTGTTCTAGTTCGTTTAAAAAATCGAACAACACATTCCTGTCATTTGATATATTACCTGCTACAATACAAAACAAACTAGTCGCCTTGTTATCCCATGTAAAATCATCTATCGTTGTTAAATATAAATCGCTTATTAAATCAAAATTTGTCTTCATTGTTTTTTTCTTATAATTATAGTAAAGGAGATATTAAATGTATATAGTATATGACACAAATAACGACCTCAATGCTCTTCGTTCTAAATATTTAGTGCTTGAGCTGGACACGGTCGAAATAAATGAGAACACACTAACAGCTTATGCAGTAGTAGACGCAGAGAACGTTATATTGCAAGAAATAACAATGCTCGATAAGTTAAAAGAGTTACATGAGAACTTAATAAAGAATTACAGACTTAAGAATTGGAATTATTGCAACAATGCAATAGAACACTTAAAGGGCAAATTCAAAGGTGAGTTAGATTCGTTTTATGAAGAACTCGATGCACGTATTGCACAGCTTAAAGACATCGAATTATCTGATGATTGGAGCGGGAATATTAAAACAGCAAATGTCGTTTCTGAATAAATATAACAAACGAAGGAATTAAACTATGCAAATTAGTGATATATTACGACAAGCAGCAGATGTTATTGATCAAGCAGCTGATCAAGCAGGTATGCAACAAGAGCCAGCACAAGGTATTGAGCAAGGTATTGAGCAAGGTATTGAGCAAGGTGCAGAAGCACAGCCAGCAGTAGCAGGTCAACTAACGGCAGTTGAAATCAATACAGATGACGGATCCGAACCAGAAACAATGGTATCTCCATTACAGCAAGAACATGAATTGCTTAAAAAGTCGCAAGGCGTTGAAAACAACGTAAGTGAATTTGCAGGTGACGAAGGTTGCGGTGAAATGGAAGAAGGACAAGGTGCAGCATATCAAAGTGACCCAGGTCCACATGGTGAGCGTGATGAAGAAGATACTAACTACACTACATTACCACATCCAGAAGATGAAGAAGTTGAAGAAGGTATGGACGACTTGACACGTATGAAAAAGATGGCAGGCGTTAATGAAGTACAGCCAAGCAAAGATGTTTCGGAAAACTTACGTCCAGTTAGTGTTAATCCAAGAGCAGAAGCAGCTAAACAATTTCACAGATCAAGACGCAAATAAGGAACACTTAAATGGGGTTCATTAGAAAAATTAAAGGCTCGCTAGTAAAGCAAGATATTGATACGTATGTAGGTGAAAGCACCTATCTATTTTATGATACTGTTACTGGTGAATTACGAATTTGGGATGGTACACCAGGTGGCATACCAATCTTTGGTAGCGGTGGCGGTGGCGGTGATGAGATTAATATCCGCGCATTCATCGGCAAGAATACAGATGGTCCCGAAACACCACTTTATGCGTCGTCAAATCAAATTACACAGAACGCAACACTAGAAACAACTATCGGTGAGTTAGACTTAGCACTTGGTTTAGACTTAGCAGGCAATACAATTATTACTGCCGGTGACTCGTCTAATCATGCAATTCAAGTCCTTGCTGATTTTGTTGAAGAACATGGTCAGGTAACAACTGAGACTAACGTCACAACGATAACTCTAGTAGATTCAGTTATTGCGGATATGGCTAAATGGGTTATTAGAGTTGAAGATGTTGCTACACCAAGCAACGTATACGCAACAGAAATGATTGCAACACACGACGGCACAAGTCTTGACAGCGCGAAGTACGCTATTTTAAAACTTGGCAGTAACATTAATGGACTTGATATTACAGTTACGTTGACAGGTGGCAACACGTTAAATGTTAATGTAGAATCAACAGACGCTGTGAATGTAGTAATTAAACGAATAATGGTAGTATAATAAATGGCAAATATAAATGACGTATTAAGAGTAGAAGGACTTAGCCTAGATGATATTACAGGCATCTTTGGTGGTGACAACGATCCTAGATTAGGTGAAGCTGCACCAATTGGTTCTTTATTCTTACGCTCAACTGGCGACTCATATATTAAGAGCGGCGCAGGCGATACTGAATGGCAATGGGTGCAAGGCGACATCGCTAAGGTACAAGAAGCTTTTACTTTAATGAAGGAACCAACTGGTTTCCCTAATAGAACAGAAACAACTTTATTCGTCGACGACGCAGCAGGCGAAATTACTATTGCACCTTCAGGAGCAAGTTTTAATTATTACATTCATGGAATAAAGTACACAATATTAGCGCCGATAACTACAGCGGTTCCGAACGTTCAAGGTATGCATTACTTTTTCATTGACAATACCGGTAGTGTGACTATCACTAGTGGATCAACTGAATTACCAACGTTATTGCATGATAACGCATATTTCTGTGCCTTGTACTGGGACGTAACAACTCAAACATCTGTATATGCAGCTGACGAACGTCACGGCATTATAATGGATGGTGCAACACATATACACTTACATGAAACACTCGGTACACAATTCCACAGCGGGCTAGGCGTTAATGACTTAGCTGAAGGCGACGGCAATAGTGCTATAGATGCACAGTTCAGCGTAGGCAACGGTCAAATACGCGATGAAGACTTAGCTCTTGAAATTGTTAACGGTACTCCAGAATTAACACAGACAACACCAGAACTTGAACAAATACTTGCAGCACCTGCAGAAATTCCAATTATGTATAGAATGGGTGCCGCAGCCGACTGGAGAATCAAACCAGCTGATACGTATCCTTTAATTTACAGTGGTGATGCAACTGGCTACGTTGATGCCACGCGTGGCCTTCCACCGGTCAATGAATTTACTGGCACTGAATGGACATTGACACCGATACCAAACGATGATTTCTTTTATATGCATTATATCGCAACAAACGACTGGCGCCACCCAATTATTGGTATACAAGGCATTGCAGGATATGCCGACAAAGGTAAAGCTGAAGTCGCTAGAACTGAGCTCGCTGGAATTTCCGGGTTACCATATGAAGAATGGGTACCAATTGCATCTATTTTATTCCAGGCAAGAGACTCGTACGCAAATGTGCCACGTGCTCGCAATCAGGATCTCGACGGTGAGACTGTTTATGTTGATTGGAGATCTGAAAGTACTATTGGTTCAGTAATTGGCGGCGGAGGAGGCACAGACCACGGTAACTTAAGTGGACTAGCTGATGATGATCACTTACAGTATCATAATGATGCACGTGGTGATGCGCGTTACTACCAACAAACAGAAGTTGATAATTTACTTGCATCGCGAGATGAATTGTCAGAACTAACAGATGTAACAATAACTGGCCCAGTAGCAGATAATGAGTTTATTGCGTACGACGATGGAACAGCTGAATGGATTAACCAGACATTTGCAGAAGCAGGTATTGCAGGTGCTGGAGAATTATCAGCGCACACCGGTGATGCAACTATTCACTTTACTGAAGCAAGCATTGATCATACTGCAATTGTAAACATTGGCACAAACACACATGTTCAAATTGACACACATATAGCTGATTTAACTAATCCACATGATACGTCAATTACTAATTTAATTGATACTACAATAACAACACCTATAGGTGGTGACGTACTAGCGTACAATGGTGCAGATTGGTACAATGCAACGCTCTTTGTGCCAGGTACAAAGAAAGTAATTCAATCAAGGTTTGGCGTTATACCAGCACTGTCAGGAACAGCGGATATTTTGATAGCCGCTACTGCTCCGTTAGTCACAGACGGAACAGAACTATGGAGCGATGCATGTATACCATCTAATGCCAGTTCTGAGATTAAAGTGTCGATGTCATTTGCGTTTTCAGTTACTAATGCATCGTCAGAAATAGTTATTACCCTTTTTAGAGATAACACATGTATTGGTGCAATGGTTGATACAGCATCAAGCTCAAATGGTTATCAAACAGTATCATTTACAATTAAAGATCCAGGTCCGTTTATTGCAGGCGTACCTATAACATATTCGGCTCGTGTTGGTAAAAACGGTGGTAACGCTACATGGTATATAAATACCGACAGCGCAGGCGATAACTTTGGCGGAGTGTTCGCTAACAACGCATTCACAATTGACGAGGTTACAATTTTATAATGAAGCAAAATCACTTAGAAATCTTAGGTAAATATTTTCCAGGTTCGCAAGCACATACGCGAGGTGATCCAGCTGTATACACTGATCTTATTTGGGATTCCGCGCAAATATCAGAAGCAGAATTAGATGCTGCATTCATGACAGATCACAAAGTAGAAAAGATTACACTTTTTGCTCAATTAGCTACATCAGATATCACTGGTGGGTTTGGCTCAGCTGCCTTAGGATACATGCATCATTATGATGCAGAGCTTGAAGATCAACTTAATCTCATTGGTTCGGTTGCAACTCAGTCTGATATGGTATACTCATGCAGGGATTATACAATGGGTTATCAGACAGTAAATGTTGGCGGTGCAGTTGATGCAGCAACAGCAACAGGATATCAAAATGACTCATCAGGGCATACAGCTGAAATTAAGGTAGATGGAGTATCATCGTATATAAGTTTTACCGGCGATGCAGTACAGACGTATGGTGCGTTAATTACCTTATTGAATTTAGATGCTGACTTTAGTGCCATTGGTACAGCCGCGATAGTAAACGGCAATATCGACATTACTTCTCCTACTAACGGCGCAACGTCAACAGTTGAGATTATAGATACTAATGTGTTTAGTGACTTAGCTACTTACGTTGATATACAAACGTACGACGGATTAGATGGTAAAGATAATCCAGTGAAAGAATATGTACTACACACAAATGTACAATTACTAACAGTAATAAACGATGGTAAAGATGTTAAGCTTACCATTCTACAAAAGTTTAATGTTAAGAAAGGCCAAATACTGGCAGCCGTTGACGAAGCGGCAATAGATGCAATTACCTGGGAGTAATAATAATGAATGATATAGTTGTAATGTTTATACCAGCCACTAAGTGGTACAAGAAATCAAAATGGAAGTTAATGAATCATTACACTTCTGTTAATAAAGAAGTTACAGTGCCAGTCGGTTATGTAACTGATGGCGCAAGTATTCCGAGTTTTCTTAGTATGTTCTTTTCTCCAACAGGCAAATATTTTGGCGCAGCTATTGTTCATGATTATGTTATATCAGAAGAAAAAAACTGGGGCCGTGCAAACGATCAGTTTAATAAAGAATTAAAAGCACTTGGTATTGCTAAATGGCGCAGAAACATTTTACTTTGGGGCGTTAAATTTTGGCGCGGTGTATTAAAGTTGATTGGTGTTAACTCAGCGGATGAGATTTAATCCAGGTAAGTCCATCCAATCACTGTACTTCTCAATTATATCTAATGCAACTTTTGGTTTAGTCTTAGCCATATGAGCTATAATAACTTTGCAACGTTCGCGATTATCTTCACCTATATCAAGTCCTTCTTTAGCGAGCTTATCTAAGTACATAAAGTAAGTACCGCCCGGCATTGTATAAAATTCTTCATCACGTGCCTTAATAGCTTTGTTTAAATTATTGTGCATTTCGTTTATGATAGTATCTTCAAAGTAAGAACTAAAGAAGTGACGCCTATTATAAGATACAACGTGTTGGACACGTGACATTAGTAAGTCGTAGTCTTCTTCACTCAAGTTGGATATGTGTTGAATAACATCCATAATCATATCCATACGCTTATCAGGATCCATTTCGCTATCGTAGCTTTCATCCCATAGCCCTTCAAATGTACGGAAGCCGTAACTACGTAGGTACTTTAAAGAGTTTGGACAGCCCACTATAATAAACGGTTGCTTCATAACAATAGGCTTAAACACTTTTTCAGTTAAATGTGTTTTGGTTGTGTTGAATAATGTTTCAGGCACAATTTGTATATCAAATTTACCGCAATCCTCAGTCACTATAGTCGCACTTGCTGTACTATCGTACTCAGTCTCAGCAGCTGGAAAATGAACATTAAGTTGTGGAGCAATTTTAAACATTGGCTCTTGTAATTCGAAATGTAATTGATCTTTGTACAGTACCAAACGCTGAGCAAGCTCAAGTCTGTATTCTCTACTGCCACTTGCATCACGAGCATACATACCAAAACGCCTTGACTCAGCACCACGTTTCATGCTATAATGTTTCCAGTGCCTATACCAATCGCGAGCAATTAATCCGTGATAGAAGTAATGCACAGCATGAAAATGGTTCTGCTCAAACAATGCAACTTCGTCACTATTAAGTTCGGAGTGCATTAAAATAGGATTTGAAACAGCAGAGAAGTGCCTGAATATAAAATCATTCTTAGATAGGTGTTTAAATACATCTAAGCTATATTCGTAACCCTCGGGGTACGAAGAAGGATCGTAATCGCGCCAGTTGAAATAATTTAAGTCAATTGGCTCTTGATCGAACATTGCAGCTTGCCCAGTATAACGATACGGTGCATCATTGATGGTAAACGAAGAAACATCGATATCTTTAAGAAGACGTGAGCCATGTACTATAAAAGATTTCAAATCGACATCTTTTTTATTGTCGATTAAGTATTGGTTTAAATAGTTGTAAAAGTTATTAACGGAAAACATACATGTATTTATTAATGGAGAAATAATGAAGAATAAAACAAACATCGGATTCATCGGCCTTGGAAAATTGGGATTAGATTGCGCGGAAGTATTTGCCGAGCATTACAAAAC